TATTCACACCTGTTATATATTCACACCTGTTATATATTCACCCAAGAATGTAAGCTTTGACTATATGGATTTTGCCTGAAAGCATCCAATAAATCCGGTTGAATGCGATCCACTCCAATCTTGCATTCGTCGTATTGCTGCTTTCCTCTAATCTGGCCATATTGCTCTTTTCCAGCCGGCATTTGAGACACAGTCGATGCATTCGGCACCCACATTCGCGGATTTTCACGGTCAGATTCTATTCTTGACATATTCACATTCATTTGTTGATTATATATTTGTGTGCCTCCTTGTGGCGTATAGCTCACTTGCATCGACTCTAATTTATTATTGTTATTTTGTCTATATGCTGCATCTACTATCACTTCTCCCTGCGTTTTTGCACCATTACCACCCACGTTGCCAACATATCCACACGTTGTAGTATCACGCTGATTTGCGACCGCTTGTTGGTTATGCAACACATATCCCACACTTGCTTGGTTTCCTACATATGAATCAGGACTGTATAAAGTAGTCTCTTTCATAGTTACCGCTGGCACATCACCCGGTGATAAAACATAGTTTTGCTTAACATTTGATCCAGCGTCACCATAAACACGAATATTTGAAGTATATTCTTCCTTTTTTGTAGGCCTAAATGCATCCATTATTGGAGCAATCACAGCTCCTATGGCTCCGCTAAAAGAACTCCTGTAAGTATCTGGTTGCCTCGATGTTGACCTATTATTCTCGTAATTAGTATGACTGCGTAGAAAATTGTCACCATCATTGGTCGGACCCCGTCCCATTGCGGTTGAAGGCAGCACATTTTTTGCCCCTAATTCAACCCTTTTAGGATCGGTATATGAGCTGGGAACATAACTAGCATTTTTATCACCGCCAGCAACACCATTGTATGACTTAGAAGTACAAGCACGGGTTGTAAAGTGCACCTCTTCTATCGGTCTCAAAGCCTGGGCTTTCTCTTGACCCGTGGTAGTTAGCCATCGATCTTGTGTATTGATAAAAAAGGTATCTGGGTGATACTTCTCAACCTTGCCTAATATTCCCACATTTTGAACGTGAGAATAAGAGGGTCCTTGATGGTTATCGAGAGAATATTCAAGCTTGGGGTTCGTCGCTACACGCAATTCATCGACTGTCTTGGGCAACCAAGAATCTCTTGACTCCATCCCTGAATTATATCCGTTGCTACCCTGAGTCGTATACCCCTGATTTAAACCGGGGCCAACATATTCCGATTCAAATGGCTTTACGTTGCTGCTTTTCATACCCGGATTGACGCGTGATTGAAAGAAATCGCTCATATTTGGCGTCCCATTTGCCCACTGCATATTTTCCTGTGGCTTGAACAGGGGTGCTTGTTCAATTTTCTTTATTGTCTGTGAACCGTTACCGATCATATTATCCAAGATAGTTTCAGCCATATCAACCCCATATACGTGACCTTTTATTTTTGCTCCATAAAACGGCACCATATTGTTATGCTTAAATTCTTTACTATCTAAATAGTTCCCATTGAGAGAATAGAAATCCTGGATGTCATTGCCCACCTTAACACCCGCATTTTGTTTTCTCTCGTAATAGTTTTGATTGAAATATTTATCTGTTGCTGCATTTGGATTTGGATAATTCTCCACAGTATCCACTAGTTCGTTCAAATTTGTAACGGGGTAATTTTGAGGCGGAATATTTGTGTTTGGTAATTCTCGTCTGTCTCCCATATTGTTAAATTCCTCTTGTATTGTTTTGAGACCTCGTTTTAACCTCGCTTCTTGTGCACCTTGACTATTTGAAGGCGGTTGATTTGCAATTATATACATTCCTCCTAATGCAATCATTGGTATGGCTAATTCCATCGATATTATATATATAAATTATTATATTTTTTATACAACATTTTATATTTTTACACATTTTCTCAATTATAAGCCTATTGTGGCTCAACATATAATATACATTTTGTAATAATTATTTATTTACAAAAATACCCTTATCTAAAAATGCCGTGCTATCTGTATTTTGAAAATCTCTCTCCTTTATTTCAATATGTCAAATGTCAAATGTCAAATGTCAAATGTCAAATGTCAATCTGGTAATAATTTATAATAAATAAATCATTTTCTATATTTAATTGTTAAAAGTCGTAGAGCAAGACATTGTCTGTGCACATGTGTTTGGACCACCTACATAACCACCTCTAACAACAGTTGTCGGCAGTGGTGTGTAATCATTTGACAAATTGCACGGTATCTGTGATATAAAATTGTCTCTCTCTAAAAGTCGTGTATTTAGGTTATTTTCAAAAGGACGACACGTATTCTCTTGTGGATTTAAAGGAGGATAATACCAATCTACTTGCTCTAGATCTCTAGCAGTCCACGCTGGCATAATAGTCCGGGATTGTTCAGTGGTCAATTTGTTACAAGTTGGAAATTGGATTGGCTTTGATTTAAAATCAAACCTTTGATATTCGTCTTTTCCTAAACAATCTTTACTTAACGGTCTGTTTACACCTAGAAGTTCGCTTTCTAAATTTACGGAATTTGTTCTCAAATTAGCACCCCATTTTTGAATAATAATTTGAGGGTCTGCTATATAAGCAGGAGTTTCCCCGTTTCCTGGCATATTCAACATATATCTACCAGGATCAGTCATTTGTTGCATTTTTTTTGATATTCTACAAGGGTCACTATTGAATCTTGTTTCAGCCATTTATAATAATAAAATAAATTATTTATATTAAAAATATTCTATATAAAAAATATTCTATATTAAAAATATTCTATATATCATATAATGAAACTAATAACAAAATTATTTCATTTTGTGTTATTGACAACTAAAAAATACAGCATAGATGAATCTCACGGTCTGTCTCACAGTATGAACATTTTGAATTACGCTCATAATATTTACAATAGTGAAAAAGAATCAAATCCATTTTTAGAGTCGCAAGAGAAAATCATTTATGTTTCGGCCATTGTTCACGATATGTGCGACAAAAAATATATGGATGAAAAAACCGGCATTATGGGCATTAATAAATTTTTGACTGAAACTCAGCAGTTAACACCAAATGAAATCGAAATTAGTAAAAAAATTATAGAGACTATGTCGTATTCTACTGTTAAGAGAAAAGGATTTCCCGAATTGAATGAATACCAACAGGCCTATCATATTGTAAGAGAAGCTGACTTGTTAGATTCTTATGATTTTGACAGGTGTCTTATTTACAATATGTATAAAAATAACAGTGATATTATAAGTTCTTTTGATTACGCCACTCAATTATTCGAAAACCGTGTTTTTAAACATTTTGACGACGGTCTTTTAACAACAAATTATGCAATTAAACAACACGATATATTAAAGGAAACCGCAGAAAATCGGATAAATTTTTGGCGTTCAATAATAAACAATAAAAATACATGATACATATTTAAAAAAATAATACTTAAAATATAAGCTCTTTAATTATTATATGGAATTCACCATAACAGAATTGGACCCAACGATATGTTTAAATATGATTGTAAAAAACGAAAGTAAAATCATTACTAGACTATTCGACTCTGTTCTACCCATTATTGACTGTTATTGCATTTGTGACACTGGATCATCCGATAATACCGTAGAAATAATCCAACGTTATTTCGAATTAAAAGGAATCCCAGGGAAAATAGTACACGAACCATTTGTCGATTTTGCCCATAATCGAAATTTTGCCTTGCAAAGTTGTATAAATATGTCCGATTATATTTTATTATTAGACGCAGATATGATTTTGGAAATAAAACCAGGATTTAAAAAATCGTTGATTAACAATTTCGATTCCCTTTTAATATTGCAAGGGTCGGACGAGTTTTATTATAACAACGCACGAATCATTAAAAACGATACGAGATTTTTATATGTCGGAGTAACTCACGAGTATATTTCTACGCCACCAAACAGCAAAACGGCAAACATCGAAAAGGATATATTATTTATTCGGGACATCGGTGATGGTGGTGCAAAATCGGATAAGTTAAGTAGAGACATTAGATTGCTTAAAAAAGGCATAGAAGAAGATCCTCGAAATGACCGGTATCATTTTTATTTGGCAAATAGCTATTATGATAATGGGAAATATGAAGAGGCGATTGAAATATATAAGAAACGCATTGAATTGGGTGGTTGGGACCAAGAACTCTGGTATAGTCATTATAGAATTGGCTTGTCATATAAAAATCAGGGAAAAACGGAAGCTGCCATTTCGGCGTGGCTAGACGGATACGAATTAATACAGAACCGTATTGAAAATATATATGAAATTATACAACATTACCGATTTATGGGTAAAAGCAATTTGGCATACCATTTTTACAAGATGGCAAAAGATGCTTTAAAGCTAGTTACAAATAAAGATAGCTATTTATTCTTGAATAATGATATCTATACGTATAAGCTAGATTATGAATATTCAATTTTTTCAAATTATTTGGGTGTTAGTAAAATAAACGACGAGATAATCAGTATTTTCAATCATTGTAATGAAAGTTACATTATAGACAATACATTGTCGAATATGAAATTTTACAAGGAGGTGTTAACACCGATTGGTTTGATCGACTTAACCAACTCTTTCATTTCCAAAATAGGAGGTAGCGAAGTCAAAGATCGTCGTTTTTATTCATCCTCTGCAAGTATTATACGCAATAGTCTTGACAAAAATGACGGATATTTAATGAACGTAAGATTTGTTAATTACATTATTGACAATAATGGTAATTATCACGATTGTGATGACCATATTATAACATTGAATAAATACGTATATTTGTCCAATTCATTCAACGTAATCAACGAAAAAATATTCGATTCGAATTTTGATGGGAGAAGATATATTGGCATCGAAGATCTGCGAATTTTTCAGTCAGCAAACGGTATTGATAGAGAACTACAATTCGTTGGAACTGGGTTGCATCAGAATGGCAATATTGGCATTTGTACCGGAAAATACGATATAAGAAATCAGTGTATTAATCCGATTGAGATTAAACCTAATTTTTCCAATTCTGCTTGTGAAAAGAACTGGGTTTTTGTCGATATTGAAAATGAACCTCGCGTTATTTATGAATGGTATCCATTGCATATTTGCAAAATAAATGAAGAATCACGCACTTTGGAAACGGTAAAAAAAATCGAAAATGTACCAAAAATATTTAAATATATGCGGGGATCAACATGTGGATGCGAGATAGGTGCAGAAATCTGGTTTATAAATCACATTGTATCATATGAGCAACCGCGGCATTATTATCATTTGTTCACTGTTTTTGATAAACAGATGAATTTATTGCGTTACTCTGCTCCTTTCAAGTTTGAAGGCGAATGTATTGAATACTGTATTGGGTTGGTTGTTGAGACAGATCGCGTTGTTGTTTCTTATAGTACATGGGATAGAACGTCCAAATTGGCAATTTACGATAGAAAATATGTGGATTCAATTGTAAAATATGCATATGTCACAAGTAAATAATTTGAATAAAAATAATTTGAATAATAATATTTAAATAAATAGTATTATTTAACTGTATATAATGGACTCATCTTCTCTCAAAGAATTAATGGATAGACTAGAAAAGGAAGGTGTAAAAAAGGTTGAACAGTTGAAAACCGAGTCTAAACCGGACGAAAAAATGATGCAAACCCTTGTAGATATTATGAAGGACGGAGAGAAAGAGTTCATTAAAAAAACCGGAAGAAGGATGACTTATTCTGAAATGCGGCAAATGTATGGATAAAATTCAATAATTTTTTATAAGCGTATTATTGTGATCACAACTGTACAAATTAAACAATTCGGTATTTTCCATAAAAACTAGATACCATATATTAACCTCCCACATTAATGTTCCCTTATTATGGATAGTTTCAATGCATTTATCTTTCACAAGATCTGCAAATTCCATAAGTTTTTCTATATTACCGCCAAAAACCCCTCCCGCAAAATACCACGCAATTTGTCTATAAATATCCACATTGAGGGTTTGAATGCGAGGGTCGATAATAGACCCAATACGAACCGATTCATATTGTTTTTTGCTCAATTCAGTAATACAGTTTTCAAAATATGCATCACTTCCATTAAAAATATGATTAATACCAAAATCTACCCAGATAAATTGCAAACTGTTAAATGGGTTTAAATTTAAAGCCTTTCTTATAAATTCTGTTTTGCTGCACATTAGAAACATATAATCAATCGTGTCCTTTTCAGGAAAATCAGTATCTACGTTAAAACCGGTAACAGAATTCCTATAATTATACAAATAGATGTCATCTTTATTAATTGGTATTAATAAAGTATTTGCCTGATCATATTCAATTTTTTCAATAATCGAGTCATCCATAAAAATGATCTTAGGTACGCTCGAATTCAATAATTTTTTTCCGACTTCTAAATAGTGCAATGTTGTACGGTCTGCTCTATTATTCGATTTAGATAAAAAGCACGAAACTATTGTTGTCATTCCTTTTTTTAAATAATATAAATAATTTTTATATTATTTTGATTGCTTATATTCAATTATGCATATATCTGAAATTTGAGTATAAATCTACCGGATGCCCCATTTGATGCAACATAGGTGTTAAAAGCAGTATTTATTCCACTCGCACCAGCACATCCTGTATTTGGCCCAGGTGGAACACTTGGGTACAAACCGTTGCCAGTATTACTGTTTTTTCCTGATACTAGTGTCGGCAGATTTCCACCAACTCCAACGGCATTATTTATGCCGGATCCGCCACCCCCTCCTCCAATTCCACCTCCTGTCGCAGACCAAGGGGACGTGCTTCCTGTAGAATATGTAACAGGTGTTGTAGAACTTGTGAAATAGACAAATAATTCAGATCCTCCTACACCTCCAGTATTTGTCCCCGTATTTGGTGCACTACCAGCACTTGCTGCAGAACCACCGCCACCGCCATTGCCGTTTGCATCAGAAATTCCTCCATTGTTTGCATACGACCATACAATTGGCCCTGGAAAATAATTTGTAGTAAAAGAGGTTGCATTCTGATTCACATATGGTGTTATAGCGTTTCCATAAGACAGATTAAAGCCGGTACCAGGTCCTAGAATACCTGTTGATAATGTATTGGTGCCACCAGTACCACTAGATGTTAATAATGATGGTGATAAAATAGGATATATTGAACTGCCTAAATTACCGTTATAATTTATAGTAGCCGAATTATTTTGACCACCACTACCTCCCGCTGCAGAAAATAGAACCTGGGCATCGCCATTATACAAAATAGTGGCGGATGCATCTTGACCTGCACCATTAAGAATTGAATTATATACACCCCCTGTACCCCCATTTCCTATAGAAAAATTATATGTCAATTTTGAACCCACTTGAAAATTTTCTACCAACAACACTTCTCCACCGCCAGCTCCACCACTTCCAGATACAGCAAATCCTGTTAAAGCCGGGCTCGCTATATTACTCACGGCTGCACCACCACCGCCACCACCGACGAGCAATAAACTCATTAAACCATTCGATGTACCAAGACTAGTCACAGTAAATGATCCTGATTGTGTAAAATCATAATATTGATAACTTATGCCGTTAGAATCAGTATATATGCCACTGTTGTTTGGAGTCGTCGTCTCGATTTTCATTTGATCATAATTGACTATTGTCCTTCCATAATTATCTATTTCTATATTGTAATAACTATTCGGGTTTATATTATAAGTCACTGAAGTAGAATTGCTATTTGGATAAGGCTGTAATCCGACCTGATAAGTTGTACTATTTAAACTAGCTACAGTAATACCTGTTCCACCAATAATTGAAGCTACTTGTCCAGTTGCACCCGTTGCACCTTGAGTTCCAGTTGGTCCCATTGGACCCTGCGTACCAGTGCTCCCTTTACAACTTCGTCCTGTGTGCCCTTGTGGACCTGTTGGCCCAGTTGCCCCAGTGTTTCCTTGAGGACCAATTGGTCCCTGTGGCCCTTGAATACCATTTATTCCTTGCGGACCTAACCCATTCAATAAGCAACATCTTTGTGCTCCTAAATATTGCGGATAACTTGTCATCAATATATTATATTTTTATAATAAAATATATTATACATAATAGAATAATTATTATCTTGAAAATTTTACATAATAATTACAAGACTATGCCCAAATGATGCAATGAAGTGCAATAAAGAATGATATTTATTGGCTATATTTTTATCTTCTTTATAGTAACAATATTGATCTGTCATATACCCATAATAGTATAAAAATATTGTTAATAAAAACATGAAAGGAATTAAAAAATATAAAATGTAATCCATCGTATTTTTAGGTTTAATAATGTATAATTTTGTAAAATAAAGATAGCTCGCATAAAAAACGATTAAAAATATGCTAATTTGATCTAACATATAAGTATATATATTTGAATTTGAGTGAACAATAAGGGATGTTGTTAATAACAAGAAAAAGAGAAAAGCATAAATATAATATCCAAAGTAATATGCTATTATAATGTTTATAATAAATATAAAGCTAGAGTAAAAACAATAATTTGGATATATAGACATTATTTCTGTCATATTATATACTGCGATGAAAATATGCAGTTTTATGTGAATAATTTATATCGAATCATAAATAATCCAGATCCACCCCTTCCCCCTGGAGCTCCACCGGATCCTGTATTTGCTGAAGCATTAATATTGCTTGGGTTTATTGTTCCCGCACCATATGAATACAATGTCGGATAACCTGATGCTGGATTCGTATTTTTATAATTATACAAATAAAGACTTGGATTGTACGTTGGATTATTATAATTGGGTGCATTTAATCCACCACCTCCGCCTCCGCCGCAAACAGCACGACCATAGCTCGCATCAAAATAAATTACGATTCCATTACCTCCTGCACCACCTATTTGAGAAACACCAGGTTGCCCTGGGCCACCTGCACCTCCTCCTCCACCACCGGAATAGTTTGCCACTGGGAATGTATTATAACCTTGGCCACCTTGATTCCCGTAAGACCAAACCTGTTCTGATAAACCCATTCCTGGTACAATAATATTTTGATAATTTATTATTTTCGCGGTTCCCGGAGGAGGACTATTACTAGAGCCACCACTTCCTGATGATGTGCCTGCTTGTAAATTTGACGGTGTTTGAGTATTAATATATGAACCAGTTACACCATTCACTGCTGCGTTTATTGAGCCACCCGCACCACCAGCTGAAACAAACAAGTTGGTCGAACTTGCATTTTTAAGTATCGTGTTTCCACCGTAGGCTGAAATTGCACCACCTGATCCAATATTAACTGTATAATTACCGTTTGGTAATAGATAATTATTTACAAACATTAATTCACCGGCACCCGCACCTCCTGGATAAGGCGGATTAACAGAAAATACTCCACCACCCCCTCCTCCACCAATTAAACACATCTCTATATATCCGCCGCCACCACCTCCAGTATTTTGCATTGTAAAAGTGGCGTTTTGAGTAAATACATAGACCATATAGCGATTTTTATATATGTCGGTGTAAACGGAAGATGTTACCGAAGACGACGGTGACAGATTTGTTATATTAAATGACGTGTAATTTACTGGTATGTTAATGTTCGATTGTCCGTAGCCATTCGTCTTCCAAGAAAAGGTCGTATCTGGGGCAATATTATAGATATCACTGGATTCATAAATTGATAGACCTAGCGTATTGTTGGAAGAGTCGGATATTCCATTTACACCTATAATATCGAGCGGTCCAGTTTGTCCAGTTGGTCCAACGATGCCAACAGGACCAGCCACACCAGTTGTACCAGTTGGTCCAGTACAATTTAAACCAGTTGGTCCAGTGATGCCTTTTGTCCCAGATATACCAGTTAACCCAAATGCCCCTGTAGGACCCTGTAAACCAGTTGGTCCAACATTCCCGGGAAGACCAATAATTTTATTGGAACAGCAGTTTATTCTAGCTAAATAATCGGAATAGTCACTATAATACTTTTGCTTGCCGATTAAAGCATTTCTAAGTGAATTGTTATTGTTTGACATATTATATATTATTTATATATAATATTCATTATTGTGATAAATGTCTACAAAACGGACATAAATGACCTGAGGCGAATCTTTAAGCCAAAGGCGAATCTTTAAGCCAAAGGCGAATCTTTAAGACGAAGGCAACGGTGCAAGACATAGACGAATCGAACCAAGAGAAGCGACATCATATTTCACAACAAGTGGCAGATCATTTTCCAAATAAACCTCTATTTGAGAACACAAGTTTGTACATTTAATAAAATAACCTAAATTTTTAAGAGAAAACTCTCCCTGAATTACCTTGGACGAGTCCTGCTTCAAAATAAAACCCATACTTCCATCTGATTCAGCCCTGTTAATTTCTGCCGAAGCAAACTGTCCCGAGCACTTAAATATTAATTCATTACCAACCGACTTTATTTCCAATTTCTCTGAAATACCAGATAAATCTCGAATTATCTTTTGAAAATCAGCCGAAGGCAAATTAATAATAGACGAAAACTTGACATCCGGATATTCCAATTCCTCCTGCTCCGGCTCAATCAATCTCAACTTCTGCGTCTTGCATTGTTTTATATCGCCATTTTCGAATCGAAGAGCCAAATGCGAAACGATTCCATCTACATAATCCGAGTTTTCAATATAAATAGTAAGAGTATCGTCATTATCAATGGAATTGATTAATTTAAACAAATGAAACATATTCACACCAATAATAATTTTCTCTTTCTTACACTCGTAAAATTCAAAATTCTGTGCAGCTAGATATAAATGTGCCAAAATTGTGTGACTTTTGTCCATATTAATGATTCTTATTCCATCTGGCTGAAACGTAATATTGGTTTCAAGAAGAATATCTTTTAACGCAGTCATAAGTGTGCGAAATGGTGCAATTTGTACTGTTTTTATGGTCAATACATTATTTTCAGGTGAAGCATTTTTCAACGAATTTGACATTTATACTTATTTTTTAAAAACCTTTAAATACTTATGAATCTAATAATTTATTATTCATAATTATTTTTATAAATTTTATAAGGTTTGTTTTGTATTATACTTTGGGGACTCTGCGGTGTCCGAATCCGTATTTTTTCTTGGCATCTTTTGCCAGTTTCAAAGCCTTACTTCCTGGTTTACAGCCTTTTTCTAGTATATTATAATCTACTGCCGCAGCTTTACTTCCTGTTATGGCACTAGCTAAACGTGCAATTCCCCACGATTGTGCTGTTTGGTTTGGCCTTGATCCGGATGAATAATACGCCCCTTCTCCTTTGTTTATTATTTTTGCTAAAGACTCCTTACTGCAACCCGTTTTCTTTGCCAATTCGTCGTTCACGGTAATTGTCTGTAAATTATACGTTTTTTCTGCATTAATTATATGTTTGGATTTTTTCGACTTGTATGATTTCACACTTTTTCGATTAAAATAAATTCCCTTTTTGTAAAATTTACGCGATTTATTCAACATATCAAATTGCTTCTTAAAATCCCTTTTTGATAATCTTTTTGGCAAATATTTCAAGGCTATCTTTTTTTGTGTTTTTGTCATTATATAATATGCAATTAAAAATAAGTATTGATAATTTATTTAAATTTATTTAAACCCTTGAAGATTTAAAACCGTACCCTTTACACATTTCAAACGCGTATTATTTAGGTAAAACTAAAAATTTATGTAACAATAATTGTATTTACAAATAATTAGTTTTTTATATTATTTAATATTATATGAGTTGTCCCATACCTGTTGATCATGAATCTCCTAGTGTTGAAGTTTCAACTTGGGGTTACGAAAAAAAACCAATACCAATAGTTGTAAATGAATTAAATTTCATTCCAGGAGAGAGTGTTATTATAGAATGTTTAGGTAGTCATATACCTGCAACTATTATAAAAGAAACAGCTTATTATTTGGAATACTCTATTAATAGCACAGAAACACCGGGTGAACAAAATTTGTATGTAATAAAAGCATCAGAAAGTCCTATGAAATTTTACGGATTAAAAACAAGATTAAGACCCGTCAGTCCTTTTGGTATTCCTATGCCTACTACTGAAGAATTCACTAGAGATTACGTAGAAATACCACTAGTTGTAGGTGAATTAACATTCATTCCAGGAGAAACTGTTATTATGGCACAAGATGATAGTCGTACAGATATTCCTGAATATACACCTGTATGGTCTCTAACTATTGCAAGCGATTCAGCTGATAAATTTGAATACATTATTGACAACACAAACAAACCGAAAATAATTTCGCGTGAAAAAACTGAACGCAAAGGCATAAAATATTACAGATTAAAGAGTGATTTGGGTTTTGGCAGAAAAAAGTCTAGAAAATATAAAACTAGAAAATATAAAACTAGAAAATATAAAACTAGAAAATATAAAACTAGAAAATATAAAACTAGAAAATATAAAAGGAGTCGTCTTTCTAGACGAAAAAAACATCATTGAATACCATTATATTATATGAGTATACCGAAAGGTGCTGTTTTAAATCTTCAAGGGTGTAAATAAATATTTATTTATAGTTTAAGTCTAAGGCGACGGCTTCTGCGAAGACGCTTGGTATTGTGGCTCTTTCGGCAAAACGAACGCTTGGTTCCCTTGGAAGTGTACGAGCACCCTGGCTTGTTGTTGCAAGTGCGGCCTCTTAATCCTCGGCAAGCGGACGATCGAACACGACGACGGTAGTCTTGTCTGGCACTAGTAGATGGCATTTATATATTTATATAAGAAAATAATTATATTTTTATTATTTCTAAATATAATTATGTATAGTTATCAAAGTATTTATTGATACTTTTGGATTCAATGTCTATGACGGCGTTTTCCTCCGTGTGCGGGGGCAAGTTGTGTTGGCACTGTATTAAACGACTGTGTTCCAACCGCGGTATCAAAGCCATTCATTACTTCTTCAGGATTCACATTAATACCACTGGAAAATCCGCCTCGCATACGCTTCGATCCCTTGCGACCCCTCTTCATTGTTCCCATTTTAACAGCACCGAAATGTCCCTTCTTTGTTCCATACCCGGCCTTGAGCAAGCGTTTCTCCTTTTTAGCAGTATTATGCTTCTTCTTACTAACAATGCGACCGTTCTTGTTCTGAATAAGCTCGGTCTTTTTTAAACCTCCACTTGTCTTGTATGCAGTGCCGTGCATCACTTGGGCACGCGAACCTTCCAACATTTCATATTTATGCCCATTAATCATATAATGTCCGTGTGCGTTTTTTGTGTAACGTGTCATTATAATTTATTATAAGAAAAAAATAAATTTTTGTTGCTAAATAATAAACGCATATTTACTCGACGTGCATTTTCTCTAAAATTTATTTTTAATTGGGCCAATTATGCCACCTGGTTGTCCTTCCGTTCTTCCTAAAAAAGTTGTTGCCTGATATATGCCCGGATTTCCAAATTGTATTTTACCTCCAGAAGAATATCTTATTATATTCGCTATCCGTTCATTGGGTGTTTCAATAATATCCGGATTTACTATAATTTGTCTTGTTTGTAATTGTCCAAAACTGTTCTCTTGTGTAACATAATATACTTTTTTATTACTTGATGCCGGTAAACATTTACATACAGCGTCGCTCCCCCTATTATGTGCTGCGGCAATTACCTTTCTTATTTCTCTCGATGATATCGAACCTGGTCCAAAATACATTCTTGATAAAGACATTATAATATTCGTTTTTAATAAAATTATTAAATATTTATTCATATTAATGAATATTCTCTTTATTCGACCTCATTTTGGAATTGCAAATGGCTTATGCAACCAGTTATCGTTTTTAATAAATGCAGTATTATATTCATCAAAAAATAATATAACCAATATTATTGTAGATGATTTTTTAAAAGATAACACTTTATTGACTTCTTGTCCATTTAGTGAAATTATTGATATGGATAAAGCGAATGAATATTTACAAAAATACAAGGTAACCATTACTGACAAAAAAATGATGGATAATTTAATGAAACCGCATTTCTTGGAAAAAGAATTCTCTAAAATTACGCCTGGTGTTCAAACCAGCGTTTCTGATTCCTGGATTGATTCAGCAAATTTTTTCGATATTTTTAACAACATTGTTTTTAGACCCGTTTTTTATAATCTCAGTAATAATCTGATTACCGAAATTAAATCAAAACTTGGTCAAGACGTGAAAATAAACGTGATTCATCTACGCATTGAAGATGATGCTGTGAATCATTGGTCGAAATTAAACAATTTACGGCCTGATGTTTTTAAATCCGAATTAGAAAAAAAATATATCAACCTCATAAATAAATATATTAATAAATATGTCTTTACTATTGTTATGACATATAACAAAAATAATAATGTAATCAAATATTTGCAAAGTAACGGGTATTATTTTTTCACAAAAAAAACTGACTCAACCCTTGGTCGAGAATGCAATGCCATACAGGATCTGCTTCTTGCACGTAAGATGAATAATTTTTTTATTGGTGTGGAAGGCTCTACTTTTTCCAGCTTTATTGCCAATTCAGCCACTTATAAAAAAGGTATTTTTATTGATATAAACAACATAAATAAACCCGAAACTGTTTTTAATAAAGAATCCTAGTTACCTTTACTTTGTCGAATTAAAGAAAAATTGAAACCCATTTAAACGGATTCTCGTATAGTACCCTATACAATGAACGCCACTGATGTTAAACTCGCAGATAAATATCAAAGAAAATCAGATAAACAGCACATATTAGATGCTCCAGATACATATATCGGGTCTGTCGAATTAGTCGATTATAATCTATGGATTTTAACCGAAGATTCGCAACGTATATATGAGAAAAATATACAATTTGTACCAGGATTGTACAAATTATACGACGAAGCTATTGTCAATTGTCGCGATCACGCAAAGCGAATGGAAAAGGCAATCGACGACAATGTACCCAATTCTTTGCCAGTAACATCGATCGACGTTTCCATTCAAGATGATGGCACTATTACAATGATAAATGATGGTAATGGTATTGATGTCGCAATGCATCCAGAGCACAAATTATGGATCCCAGAGTTGATTTTCGGTCACTTGCGTACATCGACCAATTATGACAAGACAGAGAAAAAAATTGTCGGCGGAAAAAACGGATTTGGATTTAAGTTGGTCCTCATTTGGTCGACTTATGGGTATGTTGAAACCGTTGATCACATTCGCGGACTCAAATATACACAGGAATTTCGAAATAATCTAGATATTATTGAAAAACCTACTGTTACCAAGTACAAAGGAAAGCCGTATACCAAGATTATGTTCAAACCCGATTATGCACGCCTAGGAATTCCTGGGCTGACGGATGATATGATCGCATTATTGAAAAAGCGTGTTTATGACATATCAGCTGTGACAGATAAATCGTTGAAAGTGAAATACAATTCGATTCCGATTCCTGTGAAGAATTTTCAGCAATATATTGACCTATATATTGGCAGCAAGGATGATTCGAAACGCGTACACGAAGAAAGCGGTGAGCGATGGGAATATGCGGTCGGTCTATCTCCTTCACACGAATTCGCTCAAGTCAGTTTTGTAAATGGTATTCACACGTCGAAAGGAGGCAAACACGTTGAATATATTTTGGGACAGATTACTCGAAAACTGTGTGTTTATATTGAAAAAAAGAGGAAGATTAATGTAAATGCCACAGCAATTAAAGAGCAACTAATTCTGTTCTTGCGTTGTGATATTGAAAATCCTGCATTTGACAGTCAAACGAAGGACTATATGAACACGCCTTCGGCAAAATTCGGATCTACCTGTTCTGTAAGCGACAAATTTATCGAAAAAGTGGCGAAAATGGGCGTGATGGACGCGGCTTGTGCTTTAACTGAAGTGAAAGAAAACAAGGCCGCTAAAAAGACCGATGGGTCAAAGACCAAAAATATCCGCGGAATACCAAAATTGATTGATGCTAATTGGGCTGGCACTGATAAATCAAGTGAATGTATTATTATCTTTTGCGAGGGTGATTCTGCCAAAGCCGGTATTGTATCGGGTTTGTCATCGGATGATCGAAACTACATTGGTGTTTACCCGATGAAGGGAAAAATCCTTAATGTGAGAGGTGAGGCGACTAAGAAAATTGCGGAAAATAAAGAAATCGCAGAGATCAAGAAGATTCTAGGTTTGGAGACTGGCAAGGAATACAAGACAATCGATGATGCAAAGCGTCTGCTGAGGTATGGAAGAGTCTTATTTATGACTGATCAGGATCTTGATGGAAGCCATATCAAAGGGCTAGGCATTAATCTATTTCAATCGGAGTGGCCAACTTTGGCACAGATACCGGGTTTCATTGGATTTATGAATACCCCGATTTTAAAGGCGAAAAAGGGATCACAAGAACTAGTATTCTACAATGAAGGCGAATATCGTTTGTGGAAAGACGAAAGTGACAGAAAAGGATGGGGTATCAAATATTACAAGGGATTGGGTACAAGTACTGGTAAAGAGTTTCGAGAATATTTCGAGAAAAAGAAATTGGTCGGGTTTGAGCACAGTGGGAAAACGAGCGACGACGCTGTTGATATGGTGTTCAACAAAAAGCGTGCCGACGACAGAAAAGATTGGCTAGGTGGATATAATCGAGACAGCTATTTGGACACAAACAAAGAAAACGTGACGTTTGAAGAGTTTATTCATCAGGAGTTGATCCATTTCTCAAAATATGACAATGACCGCAGCATTCCAAACCTGATGGATGGACAAAAAATAAGTCTGCGTAAAATCCTATTTGCTGCTTTTAAAAAGGGACTAACCAGTGAAATCAAGGTTGCACAATTTAGTGGTTATGTTTCAGAACACTCTGGTTATCATCACGGCGAGGCATCTTTGAATGCGGCTATTGTTGGTATGGCACAGAATTTCGTTGGCTCCAATAATATCAATTTGTTCCAACCGAATGGTCAATTTGGTTCCCGCTTGGCAGGTGGAAAAGATTCTGCGTCGGAAAGATACATCTTCACCCAGTTGAGCAAAATAACGCGAATCATATACAATGAAGCCGACGATAAAATTCTCAAGTATTTGGACGACGACGGATCCCCGGTTGAGCCACTGTATTACGCACCCATCATCCCAATGATTCTGGTCAATGGATCAAAAGGAATTGGTACTGGTTTCAGTACTGATATTATGTGCTATAATCCGCTCGAAATAATCCACTATTTGCGTGCTAAGCTGTCACAGACTTCCAGTTTGCAGGCGGAGTTTGTGCCTTATTATGAAGGCTTCAATGGCACGATTACCACCATATCAGACGGCAAATATTTGATCAAAGGTAAATACGAGAAACTGGGTACAGATAAAATCCGTATTACCGAATTGCCGGTTGGAACGTGGACGGACGATTTCAAGGAATATCTGGAATCCTTGACGGAATCGACTGATAAGAATGGAAAAAAAGTTGTTCCAACTGTCAAAGATTATGATGATATGAGCAAAGACACTACCGTTGACTTTATCATTACTCTTCAGAAGGGTAAATTGGATGAGCTGGAGGCGACTCAATTGGACAACGGGTGCAATGGATTGGAAAAGCAGTTCAAACTTTACACAACAAACACGACATCAAATATGCATCTATTTGATGCAAACGATAAATTGAAGAAGTATTCGAATGTTGTCGAAATTATCGATGATTATTTTGATACAAGGCTACAGTTATATTCTGTGAGAAAAGCTTATTTAATTGATACCATAAAAAAAGAGTTGTTGCTGTTATCGAACAAGGCAAAATATATTAAAGAAACATTGGATGGCACAGTCGATTTTAGAAGAAAGAAACGCGATGAAGTCGTTGCGATGCTGAAGAGCAAGGGCTACGATATAATGGACGACGACGAAGAATACAAGTACTTGACAAGAATGCCGATGGACAGTGTGACAGAGGAAAACGTCGCTAAATTGATGAAAGAGCACGGAGATAAGTCAGTAGAGTTGACGACCATCCAATCAATGACTACGCAGAATATGTGGTTGAATGAATTGGCGAAATTAGAAGCCGAATATTTGCACTATAAAGAAGAACGTGCTAGATTGTCGCGTGGCGAGACATCGAAGATACCCAAGAAAAAGGTGGCAAAGAAGTCAAAGTTGACGGTTGTAGATGAGATGTAAAATATCAAACATTATTCTTATATATATTCTTTACTAGAAACTGTAAACATATAATTATTTTTTTTGAATATATAATTATTTAAATGTAATATATTATTATGAAAATACATAATAACATATTAGAATTAATTTGCGATGGTGATGTTTTTCAATATAAAGAATATATGAAAATGTTGAAAGATGAAATGAAACAAATATTTAAATTGATCGCCACATTTTTAATTGACCATAATGTCGACAATCTTCGGTTAAATGTCCATAAGTTAATAAGTATGATTTGCTATCTAGAAAATAACAACGAACTACTACATATATGTAAGTATATTTTATTTCAATCGAAAACAACGCCGGAATCAGATATGTTAAATTATTTACATTTCTCAAATGAATTATTGAATTATAATTTGCTTGAATTATTTTAGACGTATGAAACTATTAAGCTTTTATTAAGTGCTAATTCTCAGTATAACGATCTATAGTGACACGATTTGCAACATTTCGTATTATTTTATTTATCCCTGTGCAGTCATCTGGTGTTATACCAGTCGTAACTTGATTTACTATTCTAATGTATTGGTCATTTTTTTTATTAGTTGCGTCATCTGCACTAGGATTCGCATCTTTCCATATCGGTATGTATTTGAAATTCTTATGTGCAATTAATGCAATTGCATTCCGCATTTTATCCTTGGTTTCGTCTTTATTCCACTCGTCATTTTCTTTAATATAGAGAATCTCTCGCTTCCGGTCACTGCAATGAAGTGGACGAATGGTTTCATCCAAGTCCTTTAACCCCTTTATAAAAATGTTGGAAATGCCTTGTACATAACCTAGTTTACCCATATCCTCAAAATCACCATTTTCAATCTCGAGAGAACTCACAAAATCGCTCATATTCATTGCATTCTTGCATTTTTCATTCAAAAAAACCTGCAAATTAAATTGCTGTTTATTATTGCAATTGGTATTATTAATGGTCGATGGTTTTGTCGCCAATTCCATCATTTTATTGCTCTGGTCAATTATCATCTCTTTAAATTCTTTATTCTCTTTTAACAAGTACATTATCAAATCTTTTTCGTTCAATTTATCTCCAAGAAGCAGAAGTTCATCGCTCTCACCGATTAAAAAAAAACTGCAACTCTTTTTATGACGCCACAGCCCACTATGGTGATGATACGTTTTTCCGCACCCACATTTATAAATTTCCGGGCAGATTTTTGGTACCTTTTCTGTATCCTTTTGTATCCTTTTCTCGTTTTTTTTATGTTTAGCTGTGAGTAAATGGCGATCAAAATCTGTCTTGTTACGTGAAATGAATGTGCAGACAGAACAAGAATATGCTGCAGTTTTTTCAGTCTTAGACATATATCTTATGTAGGATATAAAAAAAACGCTTAAATTCTTTTCCAGCCAGAAGTTTTCGAAAAATGAAAAAAGTATGCTAACGTTTTTTGCGTTATTTTTTTGGTACTGAGAGCTTTATGGTAAGGGTGCGTGTTTTGCATCACTTTTCACCCAAAAGTATTTTAGGTTTTCAAAAATGGACAAAAAAAATGTCCAAAAATGAAAAGTGGATTTACTTTTCAGCAAAAAACGTTGCATTGCATACATAGGCTTGCCTTGGCTAGCGATATGTGGATAGAATGAATATTTTGTTACGATAAATGGTAACAAAATAAAATGTGATAAAACGTCGCAGACCATAAGAATAAAATGTTCACATAACAACTTTAAGAATCGTCTTTATACATAAGCATTAAGTTGTTCAATACTGATACGATTATCTACACTATTAATAACGGTTATTCTATTTTCTAAACTATAATTTGAAATCATATTTTTTATTACACTTAGATCCTCTTCGTTATAATCTCTTCCTTTAAGTATATACACATTTGCAGTGGGTTTAACATACATTAGGCAAACCATAATTCCACCCCAGGTTAAAAAAACATTATCTGCATTTCTTAGGTAATTTATAAAATTTATGTAACTTATATTTTCAGGATTAATAACATCGAAATTTTTATCCACAAAAAATTTATCTATATCATACATATTATCCAATATCCGCTTTATATGCAATCCAATCGTTCGTGTTAAAAATAAGTTTTTACTTCTATTTGGAACAAATGACGGTATTTGATTCAAAATATGGTCCCTAGAAGATGTAGGTAATTTATGAAATGTAGGGGTTGCAAAGTGGTTTCTAAAAATAATCAAATGCCTTAAATGGTAGCATTTATGATTTTCTTTACTAAAATTAATTAATTTACCATTAAATAATAAATGGTCGATTGTTTTATAATTATCATTATCTTGAGGGATCAAATATCCAGTATTTTGAGATTGTGATATTGGGTAATCTTGAAGAAATCTAAATTTTTCAGTTGGTATAGGTGAATTATTGAATTTTTGAGAAAAATCAAATAAATTGAACATTTCATCTGTAAAGTGGCCATATGAAATAAACCATTTTTGACAAGCAAAAAATGAATAACCTAGAAATGGTATTTCTTTACTAGAAATATCAATATTATTTATTACTGTAATAATATTGTTGATAGCCCCCAAGAAATGTACGAAAAATTCTTTGTCAACCTGGCAATTGCTATAACAAACTATTTTTTTATTACTATCAACAAATAAATTAAAATCTTTAATGTAATATATATCATCATCTATATAGGTTTCTACGTACTCATAATCACTGCAATGAGAATTAATACATCTTTTTGAAAAAAAAGACAAATTTGTTACTATATTATCAAATGTTAATAAATTAGGATTTTTATTTACCGTCAACAAAAATTGCTTGTCACTATCGGTAAAGTTTACTAAATCATTGAGTATATTTTCGTCAAACATTTTCCTATTATATATAAATATGATTCTAAAAAAATGTATTATTATTACGAGTATTAATAAATATGAAGATACATTTATACCCAATTATGTTGGTTTTGACTTTGATATTATTATCGTTGGTGATCTTAAAACCGACCACGAATCATATGTTAATAGAAAAATTATATATATTCACCCAAATACGAATTTAGACGATTTAATTCTATTGAGAGACAAACTACCGTTTAATCATTATTGTAGAAAAAACCTAGGTTATTTATATGCTATTAAGAATAATTATGATTTGATTTTTGATACAGATGACGATAATTGTCCATTAGATAATTTTAATAATTGGAATAATTTAATAGATACCAAAATTGTACAAACCCCAAAATTGCCAAATATTTATAATTTATTTACAAAAGATCATATTTGGCCGAGAGGTTATCCTTTAGAGTTAATAAATAAAAACGAACAAATAACATTGGATAAAATCGATGATGACACTATTAAAAAGATAGGTATATATCAGAGTATCGCCGAAGGTGACCCTGATGTTGATGCTATTTTTAGATTAACTAATCAGAATTACAACAGTAATATTAGTTTTGACAAGGACAAATCATTCGTTTTAAATAAGAATGTTTACACGCCTGCAAATACCCAAATAACTTTTTGGGTTTGTAAAGAGCTATTTCATTTATTATATGTCCCTTCTACAGTGAGCTTTCGGTTTTGTGATATTCTTAAAATGTACATAGCTCAGAAATGTATGTGGGAGTACAATAAATTATTGTCCTATATTTCACCAGTAGTAAAGCAAATAAGAAATGATCATAATTTAATGAATGATTTCATTTCAGAGTATTCAATGTATACCAATGTATTAAATATGATAAACATTATTTTTGAAAATATACAATTAAATGGTAATAAAAACGATATAATGATTGTTTATAAAGAACTTCTAAAATATAATATTGTTAAAGAAAAGGAAATCGAGATTTTAGAAGCGTGGCTACAAAGTATTCAGGATTAAGTTTTTATATTATAAAAAAATTGAACTGGTTTGTTATAATAATACATATTTTAACAAACGAATCACCAACAATGAACTCATTCACGAATACTTTAACTGAGAAAATGGCATTTAACCAATTGCCAAAATTGTCAGATATTAATAAAAGTGCGTATTTAGGTCCCCATCCGGAGAGTAACAAAGTGGTTGACGGCATATTCGCTGGTGCATTTCCAGGAGACATTTATGACAGATTGAATCAGCAAAATTTGATTCAAATTTTGAATGCTGGTGTCACGAAATTCGTTTGTCTTCAGCTTGAATACCCAGCAGGTTTCAAGCCTAATCCTGAAAGACCTGACATACGGCCATATTTTGTCGACGTTTTGAAAATAATCGCAAATAAGGAAAATTTACCTACTCTGACCGCACCTATAAAAAATATCTCATTTGAGCATTTACCTATAAAAGATTTGAATATTACCGAAGACTATAAAATTTTGAAGTTGGCAAAAAAATTGGTCGAGTTTTATAGACAAGGCGAAGTGCTATATATTCATTGTTGGGGGGGACACGGTAGAACAGGGGTTGTTGTATGTTTGATGATATATCTAATGTACGGGACAACGGCGGATGAGGCACTAGAGTATTGCAATTATGTGCATAAGCTTCGGGTAAATCCGGTTCAGATCACTTCACCGCAAACAAGTGAGCAAATGGATCAGGTAAGACGCATTATAAATAAGGATAAATTAATCAAGTGTTTAGAGAAATAAAGATAGTTCAGAAGGACATTATTTGTGAATAGGTATGTAAAATGTAAATTTTTCCTTTTTTTTGCTTGATTAATGTATTAAGATCAAAACCACGGCTTCAATATGAGCTCTTTATCATTGTTATCAGTCATAATTGGTGGATCTATTGGTGTATACATTGTAGATGCGTCGACAATATATTGTTGATATCCCTGTGCTTCACCATATATTTGCGGAATGCAATAATCCCAGACAATTTTATTTAATTGCATAACTTGTTCTTTTACGTTTGTTAATTGGTTTGCTGAATGTTGTAAGAAGACAGATCGCATAATTATTTTTAATGTGTCCTCGTCTTGATTGCTAATGAGGAAGCGACCATCCGACCTTTTATATACACCAACACGTATACCATTTTGAATAGTGCAGATGTTTTTACCTGAGAAGAAGGCTTCTGATAGTTTAGTATTATCCCATAATCCCTCTGTCGGATGTCTAAATGTGGCACACTGATTTACTGGAATTTTATCATACATTTGAAATAGATCGGTTGTTTTCGGAGCAAAAATATTGACTCTGCCATTTGAACTTTGTTGTGGATGCTGCATTAATATATATTAGAATTATAAAAAAATATATATTTAAATTATATACAAATGAATTTCCAAAAGGTTGTTTTAATTATTGCTGCAATAATTCTTGTTGTTTTTTTAGTCATTTTTTTGACAGTATTATTACGTGATAAAAAGACAGAACAATGGCCGCCAATGGTTGGGGATTGTCCTGATTATTGGGTTGACACAAAAGGCAGTGGAGGTAATTGTGTAAACACGTATAATTTAGGGACCTGTTCGTCTCAATCTACAATGGACTTTACCACACCAGCTTTTACTGGAACAAATGGCACATGTGCCAAATATAATTGGGCGAACAGTTGCGGATTATCATGGGATGGCATTACATATGGTGTTACAAACCCTTGTTTACAAACATAATCGAGAAGATGTTTGGAATTGTATAATATAATTTACGATTTAAAATTATATCATAATGTATATATACTCTTTTGATGGATTCATTATTTATAAATATTATTAAAAAAATACCAAGTGAATTGAAAAATGATATATATTCATTTCTTCCAGAAATTGTAACATTATTTTTAAATAAAGATTATTATGTTACAAATCATCCAGTTGTAAGAAAATACATAAAAAAAAATGAATATGAAAATTATATTCGTGCTATGATTCGACAGGATAATCATTTTGTGTTTGGGCTTTTAATTGCCGAGAATTTTGAGAGATGGTTGTTTTTCAAGAAATATGTGTATAAAAAAACAATGTTTTCAAACTACATATATTTTTTGCAGGAGTACTGCATAATAAACGAGTCCGATAAATGTAAGCAAATAGTTAAAAGTTATTTAATAAATTCAGGATTGAGTAAAAATCAACATAAAAAGAATACCAGTATGAATATAAGATGGACAAATTAGAAATAAATAAAATTTTAAATAGAGAAAACGAGATTGTATGTATGAAAGAGACATTAAAAAACTTTGAATTGAATAAATCAAACCCATTAATCAAGAAGGGTATTTATATATATGGAGAACCAGGCACAGGTAAAACAACCTTTGTGATGGATATTTTGAAGGAGCTAGATTATGATATAGTCAAATATGATGCAGGTGATATAAGAAATAAATCAATTATAGATACCATAACAAAGCATAATATGTCGGATAAAAATATAATGTCAATGTTTCATAAGAAGGTGAAGAAGATTGCTATAGTTATGGATGAAATAGATGGTATGAATAATGGAGACAAGGGGGGTATAAATACGCTAATAAAATTAATTCGTCCAAAGAAAACAAAGAAGCAAAAGCAGGAAGAGGTGACAATGAATCCAATTATATGTATTGGTAATTATCATATTGATAAAAAAATCAATGAATTAATGAAGGTTTGCACTACCATTGAATTGAAAAGCCCTACAAGACAGCAGAACAAGGAAATTGTGAATTTGATTATGCCTAATTTAGATGAAGATATATATAATAATGTGATTCATTTTATTCAATCAGATTTACGAAAACTTAATTTTATAACAAACATTTATATCAATAAGAATTCTCTCTTGAAGGATGATATTATTCTAAATATTTTTCAACGAAAGTCATATAATGATGATACTAAAAAGATAACACAAAAAATGATAAATCAGCATTTTTCTTTAGATGATCATTTAACCATAATGAATGAAACGGACAGGACAATTGTAGGTTTATTATGGCACGAGAATATAATTGATGTTCTAGGTAAAATGAAAAAAGAGGACAGTATTCCTTTTTACATAAAAATATTACAGAATATGTGTTTCGCAGATTACATTGATCGAATTACGTTTCAAAAACAAATTTGGCAGTTTAACGAAATGAGTTCTTTAATAAAAACATTTAAAAATAACAAAATATATCACGAAACGTTTAAAAAGAAGCAAAAATATAATCCACAAGAAGTGAGATTTACTAAAGTATTAACTAAATATTCGACGGAATATAACAATTCCCTTTTTATACAGAATTTGTGTCAACAGCTTGGAATGGATCAGAAGGATATATTTTCATTTTTTCTAGATTTGAAAAAGAAATACGATGACACTCAAATGTTGGGTTTATTTGAAAATTATGAAATAACAAAATTAGATATAAATCGTATTTATCGATATTTGGAAAAATATACGAAGAATGATGCGGAAGACGAATTCAAGAATGATGATTCTAGTGAGTTGGATGATTAAAATCAAACTCGAAATCAAAGTCTTTCATTAGATCGCCCGCTTTATAGTTATATGCATATTTTGATGTATTGCAAAGGTGAAAAATATCATTCTTACGTATTACTTGTACTTTATCGGTCTCGGATATCTTGTTCGTTTCCAATTGAGTCAGTAGTTTTTTATATGCAAAATGCCTTCTTATATCGACAAGTAATTCAGCGTTATCTGTGTCATTTTTGTATAAATACCTATGATCAAACCCTGAAACTAGATCAGAATCTAAACTCCTTTCTATTTTACATCTAAACGTTGACATAGAAAATAGCGAAAAAAATAATATAATTATCATAGTATATTATTTTTATTATATATTTAATGTTTATTTGTTTATTCTAGTTTTATATTTTTACTAATACCTAATATCTAAAACGATTACCTGACAATAAATGTTCTCTGTTTTTTTTCTCGACTCTCCTCCTCTGCAATCAAATTCTGTCTGGCAACCCTATTTTTCATATACCATTCACGCTTTACATTGTCATCTATTTCAACAAATAGATGTTGCTCATATTGCTCTGGCGATTCGAAGAATAGTGTCGGTGAATTCTTTCCCGCCTCGCCAGTCGCGAGCCTAACAGAGAAATACAAATCCTCATATCTGCTACCAACCTTGTGCTTATATCGTGTACCAGTAACTGCGTCTCGAATGGATGACCCCACATCACCAGATCCGAAAACGCCTACTGTAACGGTCTTCCCAGAAAACTCATATGGCTGACGCTTCAGCTTAAAATAATTCTTGTCGCCCTTATTCAGCTCTTCCAATTCCTTTTGAATCTTTTTTCTATCCGAAACGGAAATATAACTGTCATTGTCCTCATTCAAATATTTGTCCTCGTAATAGCAGCTCATTCTTGATGATTAACCGATAGTGTATATGATATATTATACTCAGACTCTTTAAATCAATTTTTTTTATAAATCAATAATAAAAGTAAATCAATTAGATGTAGATGAGTCGATATTTATGGTTTTAGTTTCTTTAATAGAATTTATTTTTTGATCTATAATGGTCTTTATTTTATTCTCTAGATATTCAACCTTTGATGCAAGTTCATTTTTTTCATTTTTCAAACTATCAATAATTTTTTGCTGCTCTATAAACCTGCTTTCATATTGTTGAATAATGTTGTGCGGTTGCATATTATTGTTTATGGGTACCCCACCTTGTCTAAAAAATTGATGTATCGTTTCAGGAGGAACACCTTGATTCTGTAGTTGTTTTATTATTTCAGGGGTTAATGGTACTAATCTCTGACCATTTTGAACTGACGCAGCTTGTTGTCTCGCTTGCTCCTCCATAATCTTTCGCTTTTCTGTTATTTCTTTTATTTGTTTTAAAACTTCAGGCTTGTTTTCTGGTCTACCTGGTTCGTAATCATTCAATAGATCGTCTATTTTATTAATAAAAAAATCCCGCAATTCTGGCTGTTTTACAAAATCTTCAATTTTCTTTTCAGATTCTTTAACAAACGGATTTGGAGCATTCTCCAATAATACCTTTTTATCAAACGAATTGTGAATATGTGAAAAAACAAGAATGGTTTTTACTGGATCCAATTGAACAAACGGTACAGTATATCCTTTTAAAAAATGACGTTCCTCTGCCAAAGCTGCGTCGTCCTCGTAGTTTGATTGTTTGATATATTCTCTACGAAAAGCAAACGTAGCCGCAGTTGCGTGGTTTGGATTATAAGGCCCAAATTGATACATTTTGTTTATATGTTTAAAATAAATGTACATTTCACTTGACCCTGCAACCATTGCTTGTGGATTTTTTTGCAAGGTTTCAACCGAATGTTGAACACGTTCTGACGGATAATAGTCATCGTCATCCATATAAATAATAAAATCACCTACTGCTTTTTCGTGCATCAAATTACGTTTTTTACCTAAATTCATTTTTTCGTCATATTTAAAGTATTTCACCTGTGGAATATCCTTTACTAAGTCTTCGATTTTATCTGTACCATCATCAATAATTATCCATTCCATTCTATCCTTTGGATAAGTTTGATTATTAAAGCATTGTATTATCATTGGATAAAACGGTCTTCGATTAAAAGTTGGGGTACAAATACTGACAAATGGTAGTTTATTTTCATTTCCTGGTTTTTTAGTATTTTTTGGTTTTTTGGCCATAGTATTATTATATCTTATTTTTTATATTATTATTTAAACAATCATTTATTTCTTCTACTTTTGCGTTGTTTTGGTGCCCCGGCTTCTTGTTTCGTTTTTACATCATGTGGAAGACGTAATACATCTAACTTTTGTTGCAGTGTTTTTTCCGCTTTTGGGGTTGCAGATTCAGGTATTAACTCTGGAAGAGGTGCCGATGGGTTGAAATCTGTCCCTTCGCTAGTTGGGTTCGTTGTTATTCTGGTTGAATCTGACAGTCCAGGAATTAACTCTGGCGGAGGTGCAGATGGTGTTGTTATTTTTATTGTTGGTTGTTTTAAATATTGATTTAAATGACTGATATCGACCGATTGTGATCCAGCATTGTCACCATTTGTATTTTCATTGCCTCTTGCGGCACGTCCTTGGTCATTATTATTAATAGCAGAAGCAGTAGTAGCATCAGTAGTAGCAGTAGTAGCAGTAGTAGCAGCAAATTTTTTTAATTCATAAATACTTGGCCACCCACTTAACATTACTGAAAATGCTACAATAAAAATACAAATCCCAACGTAAATTCCAAAAGATGATATCAAATCACAAAAAGTAAAGAGTGTTAATATTATGGTTATAGTAAATTTATTATAAATTAAAATATCACCTAATTTTTGCCAAAATGTAATAGGTTTATCATCTTTACTAGTATTTAAATATAATGGATTAAACAAAATCTTAAAGCCGATGACTAGAACTATTAAAGCGAGAATGGCAGCAGGTATACCTGTACAATAAACCATCAAAGTTACTATAGCGAGCCCTATTTTTTCTAATAACGAATATGATTTGTTTGCATCATTTTCATTATTTGTACTATTGTTAATTTTATTGAATAGTAAATAAAAAGACATGAAAAATCCATAACATCCATTAATTACATTGAAGAATAAAAACATAATAGGTAAAATTGCAAGAGGTGTAATAAATAGATTAAACCAATCGGGAAATTTTTTTGTAAATTCAAAGAAATTATTCATTAAAAAATAATAATTTTCATACATTGCAAGTGTTATTGTAAGAATGTATTTAATAAATTCATTTGTTTTTTCATCGTTTATAGTTTTAAGTAAATATTCTGGTGTTGAATTAATCATTTTGCTAGTTTCATCATTATCATAATTATAAGCTTTCCCCTCAAAAATAATCGAATTTTCTACTGAATTTGGTAAATTCTGATTCTGTTCTAAAGAAAATATATGAATATTATACTTTATTAGGCTGAAGAATATCCCTGCCGTTTTAGCACTCCATAACATAGGAAACCCGAAAAATATAATAAAAATAGATAAAAGAATAATTTGTACTGTAATATTAAAAAAAAACCCACCGCTATTATTTATTGCATCCGATGTAGACATTGATGAATCTGATGAATCTGATGAATTGGTATTTTTTTTATTATCAATAAATGAAGTATCCGTTGTGTCCGACATATTATATTAAAATACAAAAATTTATGAAATATTATTATTTTATCTAAAATAATAATATAAAAGATGAAGCTTAAATTGAAAACAGTATTAAATATATTTTTGTTGTTGATTTCAATATTTCTTTTTGTCGGTATTATAAAATGGGGTAATTATTTGATAAAAACAAAGAAATGTCGGAATATAGAAGGATTTGATATAGACATTGGTGCTCCAGGTACAAGTCACACTGTAGATTTGCCTATAAATAATCCGGTCAGTTGTGAAAATATGTGTGGCCCGTTAGCACGTTGTTCTAAAACAGGCGAACAATGTTCGACTGATGTTGATTGTTTTGGCTGTCAACCCAAAGTATCTATCCCCAAGAATGAATTGATTGATATTCGTGGACAAAACGATGCAGGTAAATTAACGGCTAGTTTTACCCCTACATATTCAAACCTAACAACAGATATAGGTACTCAGGCCAAATTATATGATAAAGGTGAAAATTTAGATCCTCCCACATATTTTAAGGGTGTCGACCAATGGACAGACAGCTTTAAAGCAGGAATGGAGTTGTATAACAAAAAATTCAATCCTAGTATAGGGGTGTTACCGTTTTTACCAAAATATCCTATGCGAACCACATTAACAGGAGAATTTCAAGATGATGGACCACTTGCATCAAATGCCTATTTATCAAATAAATAATTAAATAATTATTATCTTAAAAATCTTTTGGCTCTAAATTTAAAGACAAAGCTTGGATTTATTTTACTTACTAAATCATTATAAATATATTTTGTAAATAATATAAATATAAATATAATTATAATAATAATATATAATTATGTTTATAATTTCGCCAAGATTAGGATTATGTAATCAACTACAAACAATTGTAAAAGGATTATTATTATCAATAAAGTATAACAGAAATATATATATAGATAATTTTCAAATTGATCTGAAAAGTAACAGATTAACAGATATAAACTCCATATTAGATATAAATAAGATAAATTTTTTTTTAGAAAATGTTTTGAAAACGCAAATTAGAATACTTCATACTTTAGATATAAATATTACTAATAATTTATTTAATTATCGCTTGCCAAATCTAGATTACGAGAGAATACCGGAGAATACTTACATTAATGATGATATTGAATCAAATAGGCATATGGAAATAATATATTTGGGTAATATTGTTTCGTTAGATATAAATAAATCATTTGGTTATAATTGGGAAAACTACAATGATGATAATTTATATTATTATATTATGAATAATATCGTATTTCACGAAAAATTTTATCAATTAAAAAATTATATCAAACAGTCGTTAAATTTATCTAACTTTAGTTGTTTTCATTTAAGAATAGAGGATGATGCTATAGAACATTTTGCGAGTTGTTATAATCTAACAAAGCACGATTATAATGAAAGATTAAAAAATTTTTATGATAATCAATTATTCAGTGTTTCTCAACAACAACAACCAATATATATTTGCTCTGGTATATCAGATTTTGATAACCAAATTAATTTGGAATATTATAAACATATAAAACATAGTAATAAATTACTGTGCGATAAAAAAAATATAAATTTAGATGAATATTATTTAAATAATAGGGAGCTTGTTGCTATAATAGATTTATTAATATCGTTTGATAGTAATTTGTTTGTCGGTTCTGGAATAAGTTCATTTAGTGTGGTTATTAAAATACATCATACTTATTTAAAAAAACCATCTACTTTATTGTATATGTAAAAAGCTAAAATACTGCAAAACGAAAATTATAGATTTGCATAGTTTATAAATATTTGTTTTTTCCTATCAATGTTTTACTCATAAATTTATATAATTATTTTATAATATAAATTTATTCTTCTGCTAACTAAATACTATTAATTTCATTCCATACAGCAATATTTTGGGTTACGCCCAAATTATTTGTAAAAGTAAAATCATCTTTAAAAATTGTAGAAAATATAACTTCTAGATCCATATTTTCATATTTATTTTTATCCTTTAATATATTTTTCAGTCTTACGAAATAGGTATCAATGAAATTTTTATTTATTTTATAGAAGCACGTGTACCAGTAGTTTCTGTCAGTTACATTAAAGTTTTTCTTAATAATATTTTTTGTATTGTTATATTGATTGAAATTAAATTGATTATTAATAACATACCTTCCTGTTATCTTAAAAAACTGGTTAATATTATTGAAATCAAATTTGCTGAACAAAATTTTATAAATTTCAAGGATTTGACTTATTTCGGCAAAAGCTTTGAATTCACAGTCGTCAGTATAATAATTTAACAAATAGTTGTCTGTAATATTTAAAAATATATCAACATTGTCTTTTATTTGATCAAAATAGTTAGTATTTTCAAAAACAGAATTGTCGAATAAAATAATGAAAGAATCTGGTATATATTGTTTTATGCTATTAATTGTATTCATCGTTTGTATAAATCTCTCATCTGGTGTGTATATACTTCTAGTATTTGCGTAAGAAAGGGAATTGTTTGAGACATATATTTTTGAGGTAACTATAACTACGTTTTTATTATTAATTTTATTATTTATATCTGTTATAGTGTATTTTTCGGTTGATTCCTCGTCTTCATCGTCATCCAGATTATCATCATCATCTTCTTCATCAATATTAACTTCAATTATATTTTTATAATCCTGGATTAATAATTTGTTGTTTGAGTTTTGAAAAATTAGATTATCGTCGCTATTGTTATTTGATGAAATCTTTTCGGAAAAATAAATGTCCCAAAATACGTTGAAATAAATTTTGGGTTCAATTGTATATAAATAATTTTGTTTATTTTGCATAACTAGCTCATTCAATTTATCAATCGAGTCAAAAGGGTATGCTTTATTGTATTTTTTTAATCTATTTTCAATAACCGAATAAAATGGTTTTTTAAAATATAAAATAGGTAATTGAGTTTTCATACCAAGTGTTAATGTATAACTATACGTCTCTGGCCATATCGATAATTCTAATAGAATATTTGGTTTATAAAGCGTTAGTGTGTTATTCAATTCATCGACCGAACTATACGGATGATTATTATTGAATCCACTAATTTCGGCATTTCCAAAAACAATAATGCTTACATTTTTTGAATTTCTATAGAAATCTATGATTTTCTTTAAAAGAATTTTTCCTTTAATATCAGAAATGTAGCCAATGATACCTATCACAATATTTTTATTATTTGTTATTATTTTATCCTTTGAGTTTCTGAAATCTGGCAATGGTGCAACATATATATTTTTACTGTTTATGTAATATGGTTTAAAAATATTAATGTTTGCAATATCTTGGGTAATGATTCTATTATATAAATTTATATTAATATTGGTCTTATAATTAAATCTATTGTTTATAATTTCTCTATATGACGGATTATATTTGTCTATTAATAATGAAAAGTCGTGGGTTATTGTACTAATATCTTTATTAAAAGTAAATAATTTATCAATAAATTTCTGATCGTGTCCGATAATATGATTTACAAATATTTTGATTATTTTATCTTTTATATTTTCTAAAAAAATAATGCTGTCTCGTGTGTTATATTTTTTGTCTAATTCGTATTCTTCATTTACATTGAATACTGTTTGATTATCAAAGTTTCTCACAATAAGAAAATTATTGGTGCTTTTATATTTACTAATAACACTGTTTATAAAAAACGCTGTACCTCCACCTAAATTAGGGAAATCGATAATTAATATAAAACTGTCTAAATGATCAAGATTATTAATTTTATTTTTAATAACAAAATTAGGATCTGTTTTAACTATATTTTTCTCTTCAATAAAAGGGTTATTGATTGAATCACTAAATGATTTAATATAACCGATGGATTCAAAATTGGAAATATTTTTAAAACTATGAAACAGCTTATTTTTAAATGCCGCTTTTATTTTTCGCATCATTTGTCTAAGTCTTTTGTTCCTGATCGCTTTTTTGATGTTTAAAATATTATCTTTATTGTACGTATGAACAAATTTTTTTTTTACATTAAAAAAAATATTACTCATTTATATATTTAATATATAAATATTGCTAATTTTCTACTTATTATACTTATAAAAATAATATAATATTATAGATATGACATTATTATGTAGCATACATTAAACCACAATTTCCACCGACAAAGGTAATCATATTGACTCTTTCTTCGAATAATACTAAATTAAAGTTATAGTCATAAATACGCCATGTAGGTTTATTAATTCCAATAATCTGTCCGCTTTGTGGATCGCATATTGCTAATGATTGTGCATATGGGTCTAACGGCGGAATTATTGTATTCGTTTCTAATTCAATCGTGGTAAATCGACTCATATTCATCGCACCAGTAGGTTGCAAATTAAATGGAGATGTATCTAAACAAAAATTATATACATATAACCCGTCTGGTGCATTTCCACCCGTACGAGTGTATTTTTCTATATAATTAAAGACACCAACTGGTTGATCATTCTCTCGATAAATACCATCCAGTAACACACCCATACTGACCAATATTTCCTTAATGTTTTCAAAATTACTGATTCCTGTTATTAGCCATCCTGTAAGATTACCGTTCGTATTTACACCTGGTCCAATATTAACTGCTGTGCCATTGCGATACACTGTGTATGTGCCATCGGTTGGAGCGATTACTAAATCATTTGGTATATAATTATATGGCCAATTAGTATAATTTGACCATTCATTGCGTAAATTTGCATCGCTTCTTTGAAAATAAAAAAGCCAACTAGATATCATACCGATAGAATCAACCGCGATTTTGTTCGGTCCAGTTACATTGTAATATATACTTTCTCTCACCTGTTTAAAAAGATACTTCTGTTCTTGCAGTGCAAAAAGACGCGATTCATCATTTGACAAGAAACAATAAGTGCAATTTAGATTAATATCGGCATTCCAAATTGAACGCGTATCAACATATGAGGACACACCTAAATTAACATCTGGTGGCGTTTGAAGAAAACGGTAAAATTGCATATAATATTGATTAAAATTAGGGGCTATATAAGGAAAATTATTAGTCACGTCGTAAACATCGCGGATTTGAAACAATTCTTGGATTGGTCGCATAGTGACATTTATATGTAATTCATTATATTGAAGCGAAATAAGTGGAAATGCCATTTGACTTTTTAAATTAAACCAGGCGTTTAATGGGACATAAACAGTGCGACCTCGAATGGATGGTTCTGAACCGGCCGAATTAGTAGTATAATACGCATTTGGGTATGAATTGACGCGTGTGCCTGCATTAGCTGGATCATATAACTCAGGTACATGACCGACCATTTTTTGAAACAAGGCCAACTTCTCTGCACTGAAATCACGTTGGGCCATTGCGACTAAATAGGCACCTGAGAATTCTTGCAATGTCTGGTTTCCGCAAGTGATTTCAATTTTGGAGATCATTTGAGCACCTAAATATTCGATCCATTTGAATTCATATGGAACCCATTTTCCATTTGTATAATTTGGTGTGCTTGGATTTGAATCAGGAGGGACAATAGGGCTCCAAATATTTGGGAGATCAATCGATAAATAGCAATCCATTAGTAGATCGGCATATCTTGGAATTTTAAAGGTGAAATAAGAAGGCTCTGATAGCCTGAGTGTTTTTGAACCCTCAAAATCGACTCTAAATTTCTGTAAACCAAAATTAGTATATTTAGCATAAGCGAATTTGAAAAAAGTTTTTGATGGGTTTCCATTTAAAATAATATTTTGTTGTCCTTCTGATACTAATTGCATTAAACCTCCTGGCATTGTATATATAATTAGTTGTTTATATTTTTAAACTTTTTGTTATTATTATTAATAAAAGCTACTTTGAAAATACAATAAAATAATATATTATAGTAGATATAATGGATCAAGCTCTAAAAACGGCTATTAAAGAAATGAAAAATATGTCGGCCACTGTAGGTATATATTTTATACTTGTAATAATAATCATTATGGTTTGCATTTATTATTATTATATGAGTGGTCTTGAATCGAGAGAATGCAATATAATGAATTCTCTCTACAAAAATAAAAATACGTTTATTAAATCGATTAATTATGCTAAGCCCGATTATTCATTTACATTAAAAGACTATTATATTAAAACCGCATATAATTGCTGCAGTGGAGGTTTATATAAAAACGATTATGTAGATACGTGTGCATTGGTTGATATTATAAAACAGGGTGTCCGGTGTCTCGATTTTGAAATTTATTCAATGAATGATCAACCAGTTGTAGCAACATCTACTGTGCCAAACTATTATGTTAAAGAGACATACAATTCAGTACTATTTTCATCTGTGATGGAAATAATCAAGTCGTCGTGTTTTGACGGAGGTATTACTCCGAATCCAAATGACCCTATTTTGATTCATTTGAGAATAAAAAGTACAAATCCGCGTATGTACGATAATCTTGCAAACATCTTGAACGGTTATAAGGATTATTTGTTAGGTCCGCATTACAGTTTTGAATATACTTATATGTCTAACGGTTTTCAAGATACGTCTAGTTCTGATTCCGGGTCTTCGTCGAATAGTCAATATTTAACACATAATTTAGGTAATGTTAATTTAAAAGACTTGCAGAAGAAAATCATTATTATTGTTGATCGATTAAATACCGCATTTATGGAAAATTCCAATTTTTATGAATATGTAAATATGACAAGTAATTCTGTATTTATGCGGGCATTAAGCTATTATGATGTTAAATATACGCCAGATATGAATGAATTGACGAATTATAATAAACGAAATATGACAATTGTATTACCTGATTCGGGTTCTGATCCAGAAAATCCTAATGGTTTAATATGTATGGATATGGGTTGCCAGCTAGTTGCATTAAGATATCAAAAAGCGGATACAAATTTAGAAATAACAAATCAATATTTTGATGATCGGAAATCTGCGTTTGTTTTAAAGCCTGAAAATTTAAGATATATACAAGAGACAATAAAGGCAACACCAGCTAACCCAGAAGAGATGAGCTATGCAACAAGAGGAATTTCTACGGATTATTACTCTATTCAAATATAATTTTTGTTCAAAAAATATTAGTTGGTGTAAAATAATAATCTAACTAAATAATAGTTAGACTATTATGAAAAAAGAAGTATGTGATAAAACAATGACTTTTAATGAGTGTGAATTAGCGATACTCAGGGTCGCAACAGATAAAGCTGAAAAAAATTTGGGAAGAGAAGTGGCAAATTCACCAGAAGTAAAAAAGATTTTCAACATAATAGAGAATTTTCTAAGAAGAAAGAAATTGGTGGCATATGGTGGCACTGCAATCAATTCTATATTGCCAAAGGAAGATCAATTTTATGATAGAGACTATGAATTACCTGATTATGATTTCTTTTCACCGAACGCTATAGAAGATGCGAAAGAGCTATGTGACATATATGTGAAAGAGGGATTTGTAGAAGTAGAAGGAAAACAAGGAATGCACGAGGGGACTTATAAAGTATATGTGAATTTTATACCTGTTGCTGATATTACTTTTCTACACAAGGATATTTTTGATTCTATTAAAAAGGACTCCATCAAAGTTTCCGGTATTTATTACGCTCCGCCAAACTATTTACGTATGTCAATGTATTTAGAGTTATCTAGGCCGGCAGGAGATACCAGTCGTTGGGAAAAAGTGCTTAAAAGATTGACATTATTGAATAAGAATTACCCGTTAAGGGCACACGGTTGCGGAGATATAAGTTTTCAGAGAAAAATGGATAAAAATGAAAATGTCGATGAGATATATGATACTGTATGCGATACATTAATAGACCAAGGTGCAGTTTTTTTTGGTGGATATGCAATGTCTCTATATTCTACTTATATGCCACCAGCATTGCGTAAAAAATTCGAGAAGAACCCCGATTTTGATGTATTATCGGAGAATCCTGAAACAACTGCGGAAATTGTGAAAGAGCGGCTTTCTGACATTGGTTTGGATGACGTTAAAATAATAAAGAAATCAGCTATAGGAGAAATAGTGGCTCCTCATTACGAAATTAAAGTAGGAAATGAAACAGTCGCCTTTATTTATCAACCAATTGCTTGTCACAGTTACAATACAATAAAAATACATAAGAAGACAATAAAGGTCGCGTCGATCGATACTATGTTGAGCTTCTATTTGGCATTCTTATATTCATCGAGAGACTATTATGATACCGATAGAATATTGTGTATGTCGCAGTATTTATTTAAAGTGCAGCAGGCGAATCGATTGAAGCAAAAGGGCTTGCTAAAACGTTTTAGTATCAAATGTTATGGTCATCAATTGACGTTGGAAGAGATAAGGGCACAAAAATCGATGAAATATATGGAATTAAAAGACAAAAAGGGGACAAAAGAATATGATGAGTTTTTTCTGCGTTATAGACCAGCCGATAATATGAAGGAAAACGCAGTCAAGATTAAATCTAAGCCAAAAAAGACTCAACGGAAGATGAAAGGTCGAGAGAAAACAAAGAAGCGGGGACGCGGTGGTCTTTTTTATTGATCATAAATAAACTTAAAAATTTAACATTATTAGTATTTATAATGTTAAAAATATTATCATTTACAAAAAGAAGATATTCTTTATCGGGACCCAGAGGAAATGAACCAGGGCCAAATGTGCCGATATGGATGCTTGCTCCTATTGGTGCATATATTATTTATAAAACAACGAATCCACCGCCTAGTGAAAATAGTTTTATTACTTCTAGAATATTTTCATAGACAATAGTGATCAATAATCAAGATATATACATTTCTTATTATTTTTTTAATTATTTTCGATATGAGTGTTTGCGAATAAAATGGCGGTATATATTTCATTAAATAAATAATTATAAATACGATGTAACATGTTAAGACTTCAAATATATATTTGACAAACCTGTTTTTAATGCAGCTAAAAGCCGACCAATCGTTTACATAGCTGCACATTTGTGACGGGGATTTTTTTATGAAAAAAAGATGTACATCGAGAACACCAGATAGAACGCGATGTATATTGGAACGCTCATTTTTAACAGAAAATATGTGACCCAGTTTATCATAACCAAATAAATCGACATACAATATTTTTTTATTTGGATTAATGTCGAAAATATAGGGGTTCATTCCGTCTAAGTACTTTTTTTTATATACCAAATCTCCGTTTAAAAAAATAGGATAAAAACACGAACGTTTAATAGTGTTTAACAAGTCAGTAGTATTTTTATAATTGCACTTCACCTTTTTCTTGTGTGTTTTCAAATTGTAATAGCTTATATAAAGTTTATTTTTCAATGTTATATAAAAATTTTCTGGTATAATAGCCCTTAAATTTTTGTCAATAAAAGAATGTAAAATACTTATATTTTTATATTTTTTAAAATGTTTTATAAACTGATTGTATATACTAATTGATAAATCTAATCGGTTCATATAAAATAATAAAGCACATAAAGATCCGACGCTGCATCCAGATATTCTGTCAATTTTTATTTTATCATTGTTTTGCATTTCTTTTAAAAAATAGAGAATCCCGATTTCATAACTGCCATTAAAAGTGCCTCCATCTAATACTAAATCGATTGTTTTTACCGTATTTTTATCCTTCATTGGCATTTGATTTACCAGCTTTTTAACATAATTTTCAATCATTTATTGATGATTATAAATCTTGAATAGAATTAATAATTTTATTAAAAACGAAACCACACGTATTTTATATTAAACACTAATTTAATATAAATATAATAAAAGATAAATAATAATGACCGATTCGTGTGATTTTTATTGTTTATCTTTTGATAATGATGAAAGAAAAAGAGCAATGCAGAATCGTTTTAAAAACTTGGGAATAAAAGCATTTATTTATGAAGGAGTGAATTTTAATGATAATCGTATTGCTGGAAGAACTATAGATGATGGTATTAAAAGAATCTGGTCATTTACATACGGACATCTAGATATGATCCGGGAATTTTATTTTTATAGCAATAAAGAATATGGTATATTTTGCGAAGACGATATATTTATCCGAAAAGATTTTATTAACCAGTTGCCCAAAATAATAACCAGGTTTAATGATTTGAAGTTGGAATTGCTTCTACTTGGCTATTTAATTAATTACAACTCTGACCAGTATAATAAAACCTTTTCACCTTTATTTTCTGAAAATAACGAAAAGTTTTCGTTTTATAATATGCCAGATTTTATTTGGGGAGCACAGATGTATATGTTAACCAAAAGCCAAGCGTGGGAATTATTAAATAAATATTCGTCACCTTATGCCGAACTTTCGTTAACAAATTCTTCTCTAAAACCGTTTAGTGCTGACTGGACTTTTACAAAAGAGGGTAAACGTGCGATGATTTATCCATTAATTGCAATAGAAGATGGTAAAACACAGTATATTGATGAGAGTCAATCGCGTTTTCACCAAGAATGTTACACGGCAAATTATCTAGAGGGTGTATTTTTTGAATAGGTGATGAATGTATGTTAGTTAGTTGAGTTTTTTATTCAGTGCAAGCCGGTCTAAGAATGCATTTGCGTCATTTTTATACATTAAATATAGGTTTATCAGTTCAGCAGGTGAATACAAATACGGTTTTATTTTTTTAAGGGATGCCGGATTGATTTCGGAATCATAAAAGTGTTGATATATTTCAGCGATTATATCACGTGATGCATTTTTCATTTCAATTGTTACATCGATTCTTCCAGGGCGTGTTAAAGCCGGATCTAATTCTTGATAATGATTACTACTAATTATAATAATTCTTCCAGACGTCTCTTCAATACCGTCCCATAAATTTAATATGTCGTCCAATGTAATCGGTTCTTCTTCTGCACATTTCATTATATTTGTTACTTCGTTTTTTGAAGCATCATTACTTTTATTATCTAATAGTTGTTTCATTAAATTACTCGTATTTGCCACGTTTTCAGCATTTTTTTTATATAGCGTTTTTCTTTTTGAACGGTCTAACACAATATCACCTTGAGCATCAATGTCTTCAATGACAATGATTTTACTGCTAAAATCGATGCTCCTTTTTCTATTATTGTCATTGTATCTGTCTTCATAGAAGAACTCTTGTAGTTGTCGACGCGTTTTCAGTAGCTTTAATGATAAGACAATGACGTGGCGTTTTGTATAGGACGCAAGGCTTTTAATAAATGACGTTTTACCTGTTCCGGGAGGCCCGTGCAGCCCGAAACCAATGGTGTATGGAATACCCTTTTTATAATACCATTCTTTATTATTAATAAAAAAATCGATTTTGTTGATTATATTTGACTTGTTTTCAAAAAACATATTATCGAAAGTCCGCGTGGTTTCAAACCTGCTTTCTTTCCAACATTCGAATCTGTCTTCCGAATAATTTGTTTTTATTAATGTATAAATAAATCTTTTACTGTTTCTTTGTTTTTCAATGTTTTTAATATAATTATCGGTTAATTCATCAATAACATTTTTTATTTGAAATATAGAAGATTCATATGAATACAAAACAATTTCGATATTTTCAATCTTAGAAGACCCCTTTTCTTTTTCATTTGACCTTTCTTCAGAGTGGCTAGCCGTTGTAGCATAAATCTTGTGTTCTTTATTAAAAATAAAAGGAGTTTTTTGACTAACTATAAATATATTATTTTTTTTTTCATCGTCGTCGGTATGTGTCAATGTCAAAGAATCTTCGATTTCATAAATAGATGGATTTGTTTCAATATTATTAATGATTTCATCCCAAACAGCCTTGAATCTGTCGCTGAAAACAGAGCTTATAATTGGCACACAATTCCACGATACAGCTGAACATTTTTTCCCAGTCATAACAATCTTGTTTTTTTTATAGAAAATGTACTTGATGCTATCAATAATGTTGATATTACTTAAATTTAAATCTTTATAATTATTCTCATATACCATTTTCATAAAATAACTGAATGAGGTAAAGGCGAGGGTTGTAATGATAGTATCAAATACAATATTACCGGTTTTAATATAAGAAAATATTGACATTCGAATAGCATCATTTGTAAGGGAACTTATATTTTCCATTATTTCATTTTATAATGGAAAATATTTAATATTGTTTTTGCAAAATGAATAATACTATTGACGGTTTATCTAGAATTTGTTAAAATGTACTGTTATCTTGTAAAGAATATAGTAGATGAGACCAAATAATATGCTTTGAAGAAGGTATCCGTAAATATTTACATTGCCGTCTTTGTGGAACAAGAGAATGGGGAAATAAGTGTGTAAAAGTTTCTTGAATGCCGGTAATTGAAAAAGAAAAAACAGAATACCTATTAAAAGAGGGATCTGTATTTCGTCGTATAATTTATCCAAACTGTTTGAACTTTTCAGATTTTTATTGTAATTATCAATAATGTCATAATTGTCTTCGTAATCTTTTATATAATCTACATTTGAACCTTGTGGGATATAATTTGCTTGAATCTGCGGATCTTGCACATAAGTTTGTGTATTTTGAGGAATATCGCGTGATGGTAGTGTGGTAACCCCGGTAGTGCTCGCTTGTTGTAAACCGGAAACAATTTGGTTCATCGTATTTTGATCGATGCCTTGTGCTTGCTGCTGCTGATTATTCACAAACGTGCTTGTTTCGTTTGCTGAAAAATGTACATTACCGCTTGCACCTCCAGCTGGATTTACTGGTAAATCATTAATGCTAGTTGTATCAGCCATATAATTATTATATAGTACAATTCTTTTTAATATTTACGCAAAAAGTAAAAATGATTACATTGTCACATATTTTTTTCCAGGATCACATTTAGTATTTTCGCTTTTGTAGATATAACACTTGCCGTTTTGCTTGTATATCTTGTTATCAATTTCGTTTAATGGGGGTGCATTAAATGTAATACAATTTTTATCTTTACAAACGGCTCTAAAAAGTGAAGCTAATCCGAATCCTAAAAGAGCTGACATAATATATTTACCATTTTTAGAATGAACAAATTTTGATAGATGCATTTATAATATAAAAATATTTTATTTTTATTTTAATTGTTTACTAGAAGAATGATTCAGGTTTGCCGTCAGGAATGGACGACTGTATAGGTACCGATTTTATTAAACTAGAGTCAGACGGACAAGGCACTTCAGTTGCTTTAAAAACAAAACAGTTGTCAGCCCCGTCTTTATACTGCACTTTGTCGATATTCTCTAATGTAGGATAGACAATGATCGTTTTTGTATCTGGCCCTAAAATATAAACAAAAAAAAGGCCAATAGCTAAACTGATTAAAAATACTGGAAGAGAAATGTAGTTTAAAAACATTGTGTGGTTATAATAAATAGCTATATTATTTTCCTTCTGTTACTATGTATTTTTCGGTTCTTTTGTTTGGGTTTGTTGCTATTAATTTACCATTTTCGAGTGCTACATCATAGTTAAGCCGTTCTGCTTCCGAGTCGGCAATAGTTCCATCTGGTAATAATTCCGGATATATACGTATTTTTGAGGATTCTTCGTCTTCGTCGCTCCCCACGGACGCTTCTTCCAAGTCCTCGTCATGTTCTTCAATATTTACATCTAAATTGTTCTTTTCATCTGACACAGATTCTTCGGGCTTTAAGTCAGGTAATATACGCAGCTTTCTTACCTTTTTTGTTTTCGTCTTCTGTGAACCTTTTTTTTCGCTTGGTTTTTTAAGCGTCTTTGCTTTCCTTTTACCTTCTTCTGTGCCAGTTCTAAATGAAACAACACCGTGTTCTTTTGTTGCAGTATCGTACTCTAATTTTTCAATTGATATTGGTGTTTGTATGAGAAAAAACTTGTTGTCGTTTTCATCATAAACCACTGCAGAATGGGCATATTTTTTTTTCATTATGACATCTAAAAGCGGGGTAAGTTCCTTTACATAGAGTTCAACCGCATCTTTTGCGAATTGAACCTCATTTTTCTTATTATAGTCTTTCATTAACAGTTTAATATTGTCGATTGTTAATTGGGCCTCTGCCTCTTCCTTTTTCAATTCATCCTTTAGTGTTTTATTATCGGTTATATCATTCACTAATTGTAGGAAATATTCATAGTTGGAACTAGTAGTGGAATAAGACTCCTTTACCTTATCGAATTTTTCTACTGCTTCTCTAGACGTTGTATAACCAAAGAGAAGATCATTTTTGTCGATAATAATCTCTTTTTTTGTTTTTTCTATTTTTTTCTCATCGATTGACAACTCATTGCTTAAAACTAGAATATAACCAAGATTTATGTTAATATTTAATGGACACGGATTATTTTTATCACCACATCTAGCTGTAAGAGACCTGTCGCCATCTACAACGTTTGTTTTAAAAATTGTACCTACTGGTCGTTTACAATTAATACATTTTGTCTTCAATTTTGCAAATTCACGTCTTTTTTCTTTCCAACTTAATCCCTTCTTTTTTATAATCGTATTTTTATCCTTGTTGTACGCATTCTCATAAGATGTTTTAAGTTTAAAATAAGTATTTAAGGCATTTAAAAATTCTTTTTTATGTTCTTCATCCATATTACGAGTTTATAATATAATCATATTTTTTATTTTACATTACACTGTATTTTTACGATGAATAATATCGTATTCTGTTTCCCAACCAGGTAAACCTGTAATTAATTCCTGATGGGCCAATTTTTTCGCATCTTGGAAATTTTTAATTTTTGATAATATATATTGTTGTTTATCTCTATTTTTCATTGCTTTTTCGGCTGGAGTGAGTTTACCCTTGTACTTGACAAGTAACAATATCCCTAAAATAGTAAAAAATATAATTAGTAATAAAATATTAAAAAGCGTATTATGATACGTATTTTTAAATTCTCTACATTGCTTTAAGGTTTCGTTTAAGAAATACTTAACGCCTGGTTCGATTAAGATGGGTTTAGAGATATTGGAGAATTCCATATTAAATAATACTTTTATAAAATCAAAATAAATTATACCAATATCTATATTATGGCAGATGATTCGGGTTCAAGTTCAACATTATTTCCACTATTTATTTTTACTGTCGTTACAATAGCGTATTATGTTTTTAGACCTAAAATTAAATTATCTGATTACGCAAATAATGACATTATACAAGAAAAAAATCGGTCAGGATATATATATTTAGGTTTTTATGTATTAGCCGTTATTATAACACAATTTTTTGCGAATTCGTATATAATAATAAATAAGTGCCAGGGGAGCCTTTCTGATAATTTTTTGCAGGGTGCTTTATTAAGTCTCGGTCCGTGGGCCTTTATTTTTACGTCAATTGTAGTTATATTAATCGTTTTTCCTGGATTCAAATCAGCGTTTTCAAATGTTATCGGTTACTTTGCTGTATCCAGTGAAGCAAACAACGTTTTGAATGAATTACTAGTAAATACGAATATACAGCAGTCTATTGAACAATCGGATGCGGCAGATAGACCGGCTCTGCAACACGCTGCAGATGCAATAATAAAATTATGTGGCAACGCGTCAATAATGATAAATCAGATTGTCCCTGAAAATTTTTTGGAATATTGGGCTATTTTGAAACCGTTGATGAAAGACATTTATAAAACTATGGCAGAGGATGATACAACTGAACTAGGTATCTTGAAAAACCGTCTTTATAGTGTTGTAAAAACGAGAGATAATATTGGAGAAATAATGTGGTATTTTTACACTGCATTATTATTGATATCCATTGTTCAATATAATATAATTACTCGAGGTTGTTCATCGAATTCCGCTTCTATGGTTTCAAATTATCAGGCCTATTTAGATAATGAAAATACAAAGAATGCACAAAATTCGCTTGTCGCTGATCAGCAATATAGTAATTCTTAGGTCCATTCATTTAAAAATAAAGGTTTAATACCGTATTCTAAGGGTGTATATATATCTCTGTTTTTTTCGTTGGTCAGATAAATATGCGTCACTGTTGAATGACATTTAGAACACACCGGGTATTCAATAAAATTTTCTTTATCTAGAGTATTATATCCTTCAATATCATCGTTAAAACAAACCGTGCAAACGTGGTGATTACAGTTTAATCTTATTTGCGAATCCAAATTAATATTTTTCTTGCAATTAGAACAAAGAAAAGATTGACCATTATTTTTAATGGTTTCTTTTGCTACTTTTATTAGAAAAGTATTTTTAATTCTATTATAGAACCAGTCTGCGGCAGATTCGTTACTGTCGTCGTCGTTTCCAACATCATTTACGATGGAATCATAATAATAACGTGCCAATATATTTGCCATATTGTGTATTTTCTCTAGATTTACTTCTTCTTCTTTAACTAAATCTTTATTAATAATTAATTCTTCTATTATTTCTGGCATTTCTTCTTTATTAACTAGAATAATAAGAGGTAATATTGTTTTATGCGATTTCAATAAATAATTATTGATGTATTTAATTATTGTCGAACTATATTTTTTATTGAAATCCACGCCAAAATTATTATTTAAAATTGCTCCCCTGAATTGATTCAATACATTATTTATCAACTTATAATGGTGTTTCTCACCTTCAACCTGAGCTCTTTTGCAGGAGAGAAGAGAGTGAGGGCCGCACACACATTTTAAGCTATTATTTTTACCATATAATTTATTAAATTGCATTATAGTTTTGCTTATTAAATAGTCGGGTTTTGACATTAATAATAAATAAAAATATTTTTATTTGTTTATTATTACTTATTTGATGTATACTTATTTGATGTATACTTATTTGATGTTTTTTGTTTTTTGAAGTAAAAATTATTGGCTAAAAAATAATAGTTTTATGTAAATAATATTGCACAAAAAGGTAACACAGTACGCCTAAAACAATAGATAATAGCCAAATAGGCAGTATTGTTTTATTTTTGTATCCAATACCAAATTGCCTTATACTTCCATCGGAGTTATATAAAAATCCTGGTTTATCTATTTGAAAAATGGTAAAAATAGCTAAAAATAATACTATGCTACATAAAAGAGGATTATTTCGGATAAAAGTCGGGTTCATAATTATATATATAATTATAAACTAATTTATTTATTAACTTTATATATTATTAGAATGAGAAGTGAAATAATATTAATATTATTAGGGTTATTTGTTGGGTTTTATGCATCATTTGTGGGTACAACCGGAGGTGCAGCCTTAATGATTTTTTTGCTTCAATATTGGAATTTAGTTGGAAGTGTAACTATAATAGCAGGTACAATGTTGTTTATAAGCTCATTGCCTATGGGATTATTTGGGTTGTATGAATACTATATTCATAAAAATATAAACTATTATGTTGGATTAATGATTATCATTGGAATGATCATCGGGCTAGTTGTTGGGTCAAAATATGCATTTATAGTAAACGACAGTTTAGGTGAAAAGAATGGAAATATTATTAAGAATGGAATCACATCATTTATTTACGGAATATTATCCTTTTTATATTTTTACTTGGCATTTTTAAGTGAACAAAAATGAGTCGACCTACGACACCCTAATCGTATTCGCCATAATTCTCTTCTTCGCCGCCTTGATAGTCTCCATCCATATAATCTTCGGTGAGGAATCCGATATCGTTTTCTTCTCGGTCAATAAATTCAGCAGCATCAGCTTCTTCTAAGTAATCTTCCAAGTATTGATCAGCATTTCTATCTGTCACATTTTTGTTTTTCATCACTTTTCTCTCGACCTCGGCTAATTCTTCAAAATATTCGCGTTCTTCATCGTAATTCTCTTTTACATAACTGGTAAGCCCTTTTTGCAAGCCTTTGCTCCATACACCCAGTTTATTGATTTTCAAAATGGTATCAACATTGCGTTCTTCATCCGATTTGCCTTTTAATCGGTCTGTAAAGGTATCCTTCTCTCGTTCTTTTGTTTTAAATACAAGATCCATTATTCTATCATAAGATAGATCGATTGTATTTTTATGGTCATTCATTATATTTAAATAACACAACAACAGTTGTGCTGTTTTTTCTTTTAAATCTTTCATATTTCCTATTTGTACACCAGTAGCCGCAATATCTCCCGTATATTCTAGCCGCTGATCCTCGTCTTCATTATAATCCACCGTTCTTGCATCTAATTCGTCACTGTCATCTGCAGAAAACGTCTGCACAAGCATCGATTCGTCTTCTGATAAATGTACATATTCAAGCAACGCGGTCAAAAAGTATTGCTCAAATAGCAGGAGACTCGTCTTTCTATCAAAAATAGAATGGTTGTGATTTCCTTTATAATGAATATCCGATAAAGCATAAGTATTATTTGCCATTAATAGTACATTTTCACACTTTAATTGAATAAAATTTAGTACATTCGTGAGAACTTTATTTTTGTAAAATGTATTCAACCCAGCATAATACTTACCTACAAATGCTTTTATATCTGTCGTGTGCTTTCTAGAGAGACCAAGATATGTTGGAACCCTTATGTCTTGATAATCCACTGAATTTATTATAATATTAGGAAAGGTCTTCAGTATATTCTGCAGATATGATTTTATAAATTCAATTGCATTATACATTGCGTCATCTGAAATTGTTTGACCTTCTTCATATATTTTTTCCATATCACAATCTTCCCATTTAATTAAATTATTCAATATTTCCTTTATTTTAGGTTTGTCCCTCTTTGATAAACTGCCGTATCTTACCAGGAATTCGAATATTTCCCCCTTTAAACTCGCATTTGACTTTATTAAATAATTTTTCAATTTTCGCATCTCTTCTGAATCTTCTTTAACTGCAATATCATATGTATCCAAATTACTCACAATGTTTTCTATCAATGAAGACGGCAATACATCATCATTTGTTTCAATAACAGTTTCTATAATATTTCGAAGTTGTTGCATAGGTGCAACCGAATTATCGTAAAGAGAAAGATTGACTGCATTTTTTCGTCCAACTATTTGAAGTAATCGCAACATTGCCTCATTATTATAATGTCTCCCTTCTTGTTTTAACTTGCGTATTTTTTCACTTATTGAGTCGAATATATTAAATGTTTCTGGTTTATCTGTACATATAGCAATCAATTCTTCATCTAGTGAAGTGTTTGAATTAAATTTACAAAAGGTAATGAATGCTCGATAAATCGTCTCCTCATTAAATTCGTCGCTAAGAGGCGGATAGATGTTTTTCGTGTTCTCTCGAGAGAACAAATAAGGAGCCTCAGATATATGTCTCACGTCGAATATGATATCTGAAAGATGGTTAACTATAATATTAAATTGACTTATATCTCTGTCTTCCTTTTCAAAATAGTTGAGCGTGGTCATTTCTTTGTTGGACTCGGAATTGCAGCAAGCATTTTCTAAGAATGGTTCATTGGACGCATTTGTTAACAACATCTGTTTCTTCGATAGGATTTTTTGTATTTTTTCTTGGATTGCGAGAGAAAAGAAGATTATCTTTGATTCCACTGTGAGTTGTTTATCCCATTGTTCTCTCGATCCTGTCTTCATATCTTTCATAAATGAGGATTCAAATTGAGATGATAAATTCTCAATCATTTTTAATTTAAATGGGACTAGGGGTGGCAAAAAATTTATCCATTGGCTCAGATCGTGCTCTACGGGTATTTCTTCTTCTGGATTTTCCAATAAATATTCGGTTTTTTCCCGGAATTTCTGTACAACATCGGTATTGTTCAAATAATATGTTTCTATTGTTTCTCTTATTTTTTGTGATATTAATTGCTCTTTTATACCAGAAAATCCCGACCACGGATCATCTCCGCCTTTTCGTATTTTATATGCAATGCAAGTTAAATAATTTAAAGCAGAAAAATCACCGGCACCGTCAAATGGAAACCCGACAAATGAACGTACACATCCCGGGAATGTTTTCCTTGTTCTAATAGATGGGATGCTAGCTTGTATACCTATAAGCAGTGCACCTAGTGATAAATATAAAATAGTAATATTATAAATTTTCTTATATTCTGGTATGTTTTTCCCCTTCTTTGCCAACTCTTTTGCTTTTAATTTATAATCTGCTTCTGTTGGTAGAGCCAACGCGAGAGAATTGGTAAAAATTTTTAGCATAAACTCGACTTGTTGTTCAATATTTATTCCCATATTTGCCGACATAGCTGAAATAACATTGGCAGCTAACTGTGTCTCTACTGATTGGTATTTTACCCTTTTTGCTTTTTCATTGTCGCCATTCATTAGAGCATCTCCTGCATCTTGTTCCATAATTTCTCTTGACGATATTTTGAACCCGTCTTCATACCCTTCATCAACGTCGAAATCGATTTTTCTTATTACATAACCACTGTATTTATCGACCCACGCATCACCGTCGTCACTTAACGTTCCACACATTTTAATAATTTGATCCATTTTTTCAATATAACGACCCGGATTCTCTATAAATTGCGATGCCAACACATTTAAAAATACGGGTAATAATTTGGTGCTTGTTTCGACGCAATATAACCAGTGTTTATCTTCTTCATCTGTTGCTTCTCTCGTAAATCGTGTCGAAAATCTGACAATATCGTTTTGTTTTTTGACAAAATCGGGTTGACCTAAAATGAGATCTCTTAGTTTCAAAAAGGGCGAAACAACCAATGCTTCTGCAAGAGCAATAGACGAATCTTCCGAGCTAAGCCCTAAATTGTACTGTGCATCATTATATTTATACATTCTAGCGTGTTCAATATCTTTAATCTTATCGATTATGCTGAAATAGTAATCAAAACGTTGATTTAATTTCAATTCTAATTCTGATTTTGATATTTGATAATTTTTATCAAATTCATCTACGATTGATTTTAACGCTTTTTGTTGTAATTCTTTTTTGTTTAAATCGTATGACTCGCATTGTGCACCATATTTTTGTTCAACTTCAATGCAGCTATTTTGAAAATTACACAACATTGTTTCGTTGTTTGTGTTAAAAGAATCCGCGTTAATTGCATCGTCTAATTCCCAACGATTATTTGTGCGTCGATAATATTTCAACATTTGTTCGTCTAATGCAAAAAGGATGGCAATATTTCCGTCAACAACCTTTTTAACACCATTTATAAGTGTCTCGGCCATATATTCAGCATCCTTTTTACTGTATTTGTGTTTTGTTTGGAGTTTTTCAACTAGAAAATCTTGAAATGCTGCGGGATCCATTTTAATCTGTTCTTTTTCATAATCGTCTAATATACTGTAACGAGTATTATCATATTTTCTGTCGAAAAAGATTGTCTTTCCATTATCGGCTGTTATTTCGTCCACATTATTATATTGTTTTGCAATAACGAATGTGACACATTTATTATTAGCGGAAGCTTCGTCCAAACCTGATTCAAGGGTTTCACGGTTTTCTTCAACGAGAGAAGAAACATCGTTTGGCAACATAAGAGAAAGATTATCAAGTGAAAGTGTGGAATAATATAAGCTCCCGAAATCCGTCTCCGTAATTTTTGTTAAAAACTCGGAATTAGTATCATTACTAGGTATTTCATAACTCTTAGTATAAATTTCATTTTTAACGAATTCTTCTATTAATAGGTTTTTTAAATTTGAATAATTTGCAGAAGAAGGGAAATCTAGTCGCTTGAATGCATCAAATGCCCGTTTTCTCTCGATGAATCTTTTATTGTACTCGGAAATCTTTACTTCTAAGAATTGATTGATTTCTTTGAATTGCATATATGTTAAATCGTCAGTATATACTAGAAATGGTTCTAAATAGCTGACAATGTCTTTTACCGATAATTTACCGTTTATGTATTTTTTCATCAAATTGAATAAAACGCGGGTTTTTGGGACAATGACATTCAAATATTTCTTGTATATTTCTATTGGTGTCATTGATTTGTATTCTTCTTTAAAATCTAAAAAATATGACTTTATATTATTAGCAAAATTCTTTTCGTCGAAATTCAATTCATTTTCCAGACTATCTACACTGATATTATGGACATTTGTTCTTTGCTTTAACAATTGCCAATAATTTAAGAAAATAGTGTTTAAGTTGGCTCTTTCGAGAATATTGGTGGCAGGGAGATTAATTTTGGAGAATCGAATTGTTGGCTCAGGTAAAGAGACGATTGATTTTAGTTCCATTGTGTCCGAATTGCCTATTTTAACGCGATGAGCGATCATTTTGGACCCGGTAAGCTGGGTTGTTTCCAGTCTTGACAATGCGGTATTATATTTTTGCATTACAAACTTTCTGCTTTTAATGGCATCATTTTCTGCTACAGACGAGTAAAATTCGCCCAAATTATCAATGATCGTATTTAATTCATTTTCTACATTAAAAGTGTATAATATGTCGCTGCTCATTTCAGGGTTCACGTCTTCAAAAGGAGTAAATTGATGATTAAGATCACTTATCATTGCAATATATTTATTTTGTTCAAGTGGCACATTGTTAGAGTGATAGTTGTCAATTGTTAATTTGATATTTCCCAGGTCTTCATCTGTAAGAAGTGAAACAATATCTGGATATTCTGTATCTTCGTTGGTACTTATATTGTAGACTTTTTTGACATTCTTAACAACCGGTAAAATCCAGAAAAGAAGAGTCTTCATTTTTATAAGATCAACAGCAAGTGGTTTCCAATCGGAACCTTTCACTTTTGCAGAAATGATGTTCCCATAGCTGTCCATTTCGGAGAAATTGGAGCGTAATTGTTTGAAACGTTCAATCATAATATGAATATTATTGAGAACACTAGCAGTACGTTGTGTATTGGGAATTCTTGAGAGGAGCTCGTCGAGGAGATCGTTTGTTTGAGCTTCGACTGTGAACCGTTGTTGGCTCTCATCCACATCGATAAATTGGGTAATAGGTCCTAAATCACGTCCAAAATGAATTTCATCAGCACGAATCACAAACTCTCTCAATTGGTTCTTTACGTTTATAGTTGGTACAATAAAATCTTCTAAATCTTCATCGTTTGCCTCTGCGTATGTCAGTTCTGGTCCGAAATCTTCTGCTGCTTCTTTTATATCAGGGGTTTCTCTTTTCTCTGGTGGTTTTCGAATTTCAATTGTGTCTATCGGTAGATCAAGCGGAATACCTTTGTAACCAAAATTAATGTATAGAATATCGTTATCTGGGTAAACTTTAATTTCGATCATATCTTCTTCCAAGTTTGTGATTTCTCCAGTTATGATAACTGGAGTATCTCCTCCAAAAAACACGTTAATCCACGTTCCAGGCATCAAATCGTTTTGTCTAGCATATCCTAGATTCTCATTTCTGTATAAAAGATCGATATTTGTGATAGTTCCTGCAGCTATTACTCCGTCTGCATTTATTTTAAGTTGAACTGCATTTAGATCTTCAATATCAATAAGTTTAATGATTTCATTATCAATATAGTCAATGATGAATGTTTTGTTGTTCAATATATCATTTGTAGGATCGTATAGTTTGATAACGTCGCCAAGCTGTAATGAAATGACACTTGACTCTTCATCATCCCTTATTTTTGGTTTTGATACAGATTCTTCTTGTTCTTCTTCTTGTTCTTGTTCTTGTTCTTCATCCAAATCACGATCAGATTCTTCATCGCTATTATCCCCTTCATTAAATGTTTTTGGATCTTTTGTTTTATTTGATGACATTATCCTATAATTATAATAGAAATTTTTATAATAAACAAAATGAATCAACGTTTAATAATATATTTTAATGGCTTAAAGATAATATATTATTTTATTTAGTAATATGTCTACAAACACGGTTTATAAATTAACCGACATTGTTGGTTTTAAGCAGCTACTAATTGATAATAATGATGATTCTGAAACGCTTAAACTATGTAAAACAAATGTAGTTACAAGGAACAATCAACAATACAAGGTTATTCGATATGATAAGAATTTTTTATCGATTGATTTAATACCGACAAATGGATTATTGAGATCTGTCATTATAGACGCTAATAATAATGTTGTTAGTTTTGCTCCACCTAAATCAATTCCATTTGAAAAATTTGTAGAAACCAATCCAGTGAAAAACGATTCTATTGTAGCAGAGGAGTTTGTAGAGGGAACAATGATCAATGTGTTTTGGGATTCAACTTCTGGGTTATCTGGTGCGTGGGAATTGGCAACTAGAAATAGCGTGGGTGGAGAGGTGTCTTTTTATAAAACAAAGGATGCTAAGACATTTCGCGGTATGTTTATGGAGGCAGCATTTAAAAATAATTTTGATTTAAATATGTTGAATAATTCATATTGTTATAGTTTTGTTCTGCAACATCCAGAGAATCGTATTGTAGTTCCATTCAAAACGGAGCAATTATATTTGGTTGCCGCATACAAGATTTACCAAAATACATCCGAAGGTGTTGTGCATGTGCTTCCGTCTGATATGGAAAATGTGAAGCAAATGGGATTTTGGCATCATACATCGATACTTTTTCCAAAAATAGATAATAATTGGACAAGTTATGATGAATTAAAAGAGAAGTATGCATCAATGAATACGTCATATGATGTTGTTGGCATTATTATTAAAAACAAGGTAGATGGTACTCGGACAAAATTGCGTAATCCGGTTTACGAAACAGTGAGACATTTAAGAGGAAACCATCCGAAATTGCAGTTTCAATATCTGTGTTTGAGAAAAAAAGGGGCGGTTGGAGATTTTTTATCATTTTATCCTGAATATAAGAAGGATTGTTCTTTTTTTAGAAAATGTTTGCACGATTTTACTGAGACATTGCATAAGAATTACATCTCGTGTTATGTCAGAAAGGAAAAGCCGCTGATTGAATTTGCGGAAAATTATCGCACACATATGTTTCATATTCATCGTTTATATTTGAATGAATTAATGCCAAAGAAGGAGTTTGTCACGAATACTGTGGTGATAAAGTATGTGAATGAGTTGGATGCTACTTTGCAAATGTATTCGATGAATTATAATATGCGAAAAAGGAATCGAAAAGATTGTGAGATGTAAAAAGAGTTAAATATAAAAATTAATATAAATAGATTTATACATTATTACATAATGTATGAATTGGTAGAAAATAAAAGTGAATGCAAAATATTAATGTTAGTTATTGCATCTTACGATGATAAATACGCAAATATTGTTGAGACATGGAAAAAATACGCAAACAAATTTGAGAATGTTAAAATCTATCTTTTATATTGTAGAGATGATTTGACAGAGCAGATTGTAGTAAATGACGATGATTGTACAATATTCTATAATTGCGAAGAGAGTTTCATACCAGGTATTTTTTTGAAATCAATCTATTCAATGCATTATTTCAAAAATCGTTACAACTACGATTATCTGATACGAACCAACTTATCATCCTTTTACAATATTCCCAAATTAGTTAGCTTTTTGGATAAACAGCCGAGACATAATTATGTTGGTGGAATCTTTTGTGAGTATTATGTCATAGATTTTGTAAGTGGTGCCGGAATAGTAATGTCGAGGGACATCGCAGAAAAAATAGTCGATACGTGTATAATTAGTGACTCTGTATCTGGTTCTAAAACTGGTGTGTTGAATGAAAATATACAATATTACGTTAATAATTATTATGATGATATTGTTATAGCATACTTGATAAATTTACATATCGATCCTGTTAATTACAAAAATAATATTATCCATAGATATAGTGTTGAAGAGGAACTAACTAAAGAAAAAATAGAAGAATTATCTATGCAATTTATGCATTTTAGAAATAGAAATGACAGTACTAATCGAGTAATGGATTCAGCAAATATTCAATTGTTAGCCAATTATTTTTATGGCGTATGATTTTTCTAGAATTTTTCTCCGATTTTTTCAAACACAAACATTGCATCTGAAATAGCCGCCTTTAAATTCTGCTTTATAACATTCATATCAGTTAATTCTTTATATGCGATGCGAATAATACTATCCGAATCGTGGGGATGCATCTTCTTGAAACCACAGAAACTTAGAATTTTCATATCTTCAAAGAATTTCGAGTATAGCATATACTCGAGTGCTTTTCCGATGGTATAATCTTCATTTTCTAGAATAATATCAAATGAAAATGGCATTGTGTTTTGCGAAGGTATGATTTTTAAATCATCCTTGTCGATTAGAACAATCATATCGGTCAACTTTTTGAGTAATATTTCACACGCTTTTTTGACTAATTCATTATTGGCAAATACTCCTACGGTTTCTATAATGAAATCGAAACTATCCTTTTTCACAATTCGCTGGGCTTCCAATAATCGCCAATTCTTTGATTCAAAATCGATACCTTCTTTAGTCAACCCTTGATCCTTCCAATGTTTTACTTTTTTGCTCAATTCGCGGTCAATCCCTTCTTCGTCAGGCGTGAAACCATAGGAACACGTTGATACACAATTGAACATAGCGTTTTCTTTTGCGGTCCCGATGGAAAATTCGCAGGTGAAATGCAGTTTCTCGCCGGGTATTTCATCGGAAATCTTGGGTCTTAAGCGTGCAAAATCAATATAATTACCACTATCATTTGGTGGGAATATATTTGTATTATCTTTCTCGGATAGATACTTATTTGTTGTGATGTTTTTTACGAGAAAGTCTTTTGTGGTAACATATTGTATAGTATCTGTCAAATTCTCCACATTGACTTCTAATATATAATTTTCTAGTGGTGTTTCTAGATCAGTAATATGGATCGGAATGCAACTGAGTCGTTGTTTCATAATTTCATTATTTAAGCGAGTTGAATTGACTAAGAATACCGCTTTATTCTCCTCATAAGGAGTCGTTCTAAATACAACTGTTGGTATATCAGAAAGAATAGTTCGACGAACAGCATTGGCTAAACTAACATTTACATTGCTCAATGTAAAGGTAAGAGTATTACCATCTTCTTTGACATCTTGGATACGAGGGTTCATATTGTTTATATTATTATTATATTTAATATTCTTTCTATTCAATTTTTTAATAAATATATATTTGAGTTAAAAAATGTTTCGAATAAGCTTGGTATAATTTAATGAGTTCAATATTATATTATTCAAACTTTTGCGAACATTCCAAAAAATTATTGCAAACGGTTTCAAAGTCGCAGGTAAATAAAGACATACATTTCTTATGTATTGATAAACGTACAAAGGAAAAGGATGGTAAAATATACATTGTTTTAGAGAATGGTCAAAAAATGGTAATGCCTGAGAATGTAACAAAGGTACCCGCATTATTATTAATTAATCAGAATTTTAAGGTCTTATATGGTGATCATATATATGAACATTTGAAGCCGAAGCAAGAGACATTAACCAAAATTTCAACGAGCAACAATATGGAACCGATGGCTTTTACTTTAGGAGGCGGTTTGAATTTCGGAGGGGTTGTTTCTGATAATTTTAGTTTTTTAGATCAAGGTGCAGATGAATTAAATACAAAGGGTGATGGTGGTATGAGACAAATGCATAATTATTTTGGTCTCAATGAAAATGATAAAATACCAACTCCAACCGATGATTTTGATTATAGGCAAAGTAAAGCTGGTGAGAATTTAACAATAGAACAATTACAACAGCAGAGAGATCAGGAATATGCCTCGTTAACGGGCAAAAAAACGTTTTAGGGTATTAGATTAATTGAGATGATTATTTGATAATAATATTTATTTGTTAATAATTTAAAAGAATATTATTAAGTAACTATAAAATAAATGTCGGCAAATTCAAATATATTAACAGCTTTTAACAATCATTTTATTGAGTTTATGGATGACATTATTCGTGTTTTTCCAGAAAATGCTGATATATTAACAACAAAGAATTATATGTTAATGATTCGAAAGGCAAATCCGAAGCTTATTATACAAATTTGGGAGAGTTATGTTGTTGGAAAGTATAAAAATATGATTGATGAAGGTAATATTGATTTTTTTATTAATAAAGATTATTCGAATGATTTAGCTTATGCAGATAATTCTGCTAAAATTGTAGAAGGTATCGATCGTCTAAGAAATCCGGTGAAGCTGATGACAGATGAGGACAGGGCAAAGACGATGAAATATATTCAAAATTTGACAAAATTAGCATCACTTTATAATGCGTGAAAACGATATATTTAACAAATAATGTAAAATATATTTATTGAATAGTTTGATTTAAACATATTTTTTATATCAAACATATAAATGTCGACAAATGAAATAGAAGCTATCCCGAACGAGTTTCAAAAAATAATCAAGGATTTTATCTCGGATATATTAACCACATTTCCAGAATATGAGCCAATAGTATTTAAGTGGTGGTCAAATGACTTTCAAGGATTGTCTGAAGAGGATAAGACAGAGAAGATGGAATTTATTTTTGCTCATTGTTTGACGGTTTTTCCTGAGAGATTTATTGATATTTTGTATCAGTCTGAAGAAATGTTTAAGGATACATCGAGTGCAAACACTGAATTTTTACCGGGTATTAGTTTCAAGTACTTATGGAAGTGTGATATATCAAAGGCCACGAGGGATACAATTTGGAAATATTTGCAACTTATATTATTATCTATTGTTGGTTCGATGAAAAATAAGGAGGCTTTTGGTGACACGGCTAAATTGTTTGATTCGATCAATGAGGATGAGTTTAAGGGTAAATTGGAGGAAACATTGAGTAATATGCAAAAAATGTTTGAAACACAAACACCAGGAAAAAATGACGAGTCTACTGGAATAAATATAGAAAATCTACCAAATGCGGATGAAATTCACGAACATATTACTGGTATGATGGGTGGAAAATTGGGTCAGTTGGCACAAGAAATTGCAGAAGAGACAGCTGGCAGTTTGAATATTGATATGGCCAATATTTCAAATGCGGGTGACATATTTCAAACCTTGTTTAGTAATCCTGGAAAATTAATGGAGTTGGTTAAAAATGTTGGTGATAAATTGGATCAACGATTGAAACGGGGTGATATCAAAGAGAATGAGTTGTATTCAGAGGCGACAAATTTGATGAACAAGATGAAGGATATGCCCGGATTGGGTAATATACAGGATTTGTTAAAGACGATGGGTATGGGTATGCCAAATTTAGGTAAGAATGAAAAATTGGACACAAATGCGATGGCGGAACAGTTAAAACGTATGCAAAAGACGGCAAAAATGAAGGAGACACTTAAAAAAAAGGCTGAACTGAAAAATGCACAACAATTGGCAACACAATTAGCTCAAAAGGTTGCACAAGAAGCTCAACAAGTTTCACAACAGAATGCGATGAGCGACGAAGAGCTGATTGCTTATATTAATGACGATAAAACAGTAAAGGCTTCGGGTAAAAAGAAGAAGGGAAAGAAATAGATAAGACAGTGAAAAAATTAGTAAATGTATATATATAATGCCATCACCTATTCCATTTTGGTCTAATGATCCGTCGATATTATTGAACAAGGATTACATTTTCGAATTGTGGCCCACACCTAAAATGACGTTTGAGCAGAAATTAGATGCTATTAGTAGATTGATTATTATTTTGACAATTTTAGGATTTATATTTACAATGTCGGCAAAGATTCTAATTGTCGGAATTATTACGTTAATTGTGATTTTTATATTGTACAAGACTCGAAAACAGAAGGTAACTAAAGAAATGTTTAAAAATACAATGAAAGAAGGATTTAGTGACGCGACTGTTACAAGTAAAGGGGATAAACTTGTAAATCCGGCAACATTGCAGGAGTTTTTGAGGAGCGATTTTGTAGATAACACGAAGACGAATCCTTTTGGCAACGTTTTGTTGACCGATATTGGTGATAATCCAGATAGAAAATCTGCCCCGCCGGCTTTTAATCCGGATGTTTACGAAGATATTACAGGTTCAACTAAAAAAATGGTACAATTTTTAAATCCAGGGATTAAGAATACAAATAAGCAATTATTTGGCGATTTAGGAGAAAAATTTTATTTAGATCAGTCAAATCGAAATTTTTATTCGACGGCTAATACCAGAGTTGCTAATGACCAAGGGGCATTTGCCGACTTTTTATACGGCAATATGCCGTCAGGTAAAGACTCTGATGCCGCGGGTGCAATGGCGAGGGTACAAGATAATTATAGATACACGCTTTATTAATACGATTACGATTTTATATTTAATGTTTACACCTTTATGATAAATTTTATTTTTTTATTTAGTAAAAAAATAAAACTAGTATATATAAATGGCATTTGTCACTAATTATACGTTCGACAATATGAGTAGAATTGGTTCAGATGTGTGTTATCAAGATCAAGAGACTATTCAAAATATACAGGCGTGCAATTATACATTGCAGAATTATTTTGCAGATGACTGTACTATGAGAAAGCCGATTGAATTAGCTACAACACAACCAGGCATTATGTACAATGGGCCTAGCAGTGTTGGATCAGGTGGATGCGTCGTTGATCAATCATCCAAATTGCTTCTTGGTGGCCTGGTTACGCATCCGCGATGCAAGATCGATTTATTTCAACGTCCCTTTGCGACTGTCCCCTTTTTAGGCCGCGGTTCGGTCGATCCTATTTTGGAGTCTCAAATTCAACAAGGCGAATTGATTACCAATAAGCGTTCTGTGACCCGTCTTCCAGAAAAGAGTTATATGAAATATACTACGACTCCTCTTCTCTCGGATATTAAAGACAGAGTAACAAACCCAGCTTATTGTGTTGAAGGTGTCGCGTCTGATGGATGGATTCGCGGCGGTATTCCGTCTCGTGAACTAACAAGGGATCGCGACTATATGAATCAGCAAAACAATGACCAATATATCTAGATTTTACATAAAACTTTTGCATTTTCAGTATTTGCGAGAGACGAGTAATAGTTTTGGGCAATGATTAGTATGTGAATAGCGAAATGGTTTAAATTATTAAACGGTTCAATGTATATTAATAATCCAGTGAATATACTAACGAATACAAAAGGTGCACCGTATTTACAATCCGAGTTGATAAATATAAAAACAATATTATATGAAATAGGAATTATAGTTAATATGTTTATGATTTTGAATAATTTTTCTTTGACAAATGTCGAATCATAATAGAATTTTAATATATTTTCATATAATGTATAAAAACTAGTTAATTGAATAATAAAATAGATGGTCAATATTATATTCGCAGTTTCATTATAGTAATAATTGGTACGCAATGTTAAAAAGGTGCGAATATGAATGCATATATTATCAAAAACAATAAAAAAACAATTTTCCGGATAATTGTATTTTACTATTTGTCTTGTTTTAAATTTACGGTATATATCATAGTGATACAAATATGAACCTACGCTTAAAATAGTAACACCGGCTATATCGACAATATAGTGTTCTCGATAATCTTTCAAATACACATAAATTGATACTAGGATATTGAAAAAAAGCGAATATGAGCAAAGAAACTGGCATAATTGTTCGGAATCAATGTTTACATTTAAATTTTTAATAGCATATTTATAGGCGGATTTACTTAAAAGTAACCCTGAATACATCGTTAAAATGTAGAAACAACAATTCAAAATATAATCATATGGTTTGCTTTGACACGTATACATAATTGTAAATTGATAATTATTATTTATATTGTTGTTGTTCATATTTAATCGTACTCGGAATATTAAATAGTGTAAAAATGAACTTAAAGAGTGGATTCGAGAAAATGAATAGTATGTATAATACTTTATTTATGTGCACTTATCATTTTTACGATGCTTCTCTTGTTAAAATGAATCCTGTATCTAAAATGATTGTTGATGTTAGTCCAATTATTCACGAAGAATCTGAAGATGAGTTGTTGGAAATGGCTGTAATAGTTTATAAAACTGAATTATTGGCTTTTTTCGGCTTGAACGAATACGATGATAAAAAAGTGAATGATATGATTGAAGGATTATATAAGAAAATATTTGCAGAATTATCTAATGATAACGGAAAGAGTATTTTAATGAAAATGGTTGAAAAGCTATCCGCACATTTGTTGTCTGACGATTTAATGAGTGGATTCATTTTATTATTTTCTTATAGTTATTTTCATTTGACCCATTTATGCTTATGTGATTTTTTAAATGATGGTAAAATGAATGAAATGCATATAAATGCATTGAATGGGGCAATTAATTTTGAATAAAAAATTATTATATATTTGTAGTATAATATGGCCTCAACACGAAATATAAATACACCGGGTAATTACGCTTTAGAACAAAGACAATACAAGGAAAACCAGCAATACAATTTGTATAAAAACTCGCAATATGGCGAAGCGTGGTCAACGCGATTGCCTGGCAATGGATTGCTTCCTGGACAATTACCGAGAGATAAATTATCTTATAACCCTGTCCAGATTGAGTCATTTTTATTTGGCATTAATTCTACAAATTTAGTTAAACCAGAACCGTGTCTTGTACCTGAACTTGCGAAATTAGAAACGGTTAATATATATGAAAATAAACCGACATTAATGCCGTTGCCATTGGTGATTGAGAGAAATAGACCTTTTCCTTGCCCATAATTTTCAGTTGTAAATAAAAAATTATATATTTAGATATAATTTTTTGTGTATAATTTCCGACTGAAAAAAGAGTTAAAATGAATATGTATTTTTATAACATAATATATCATAATATGAGTAATAATAATGGACATTATCTTAATAATTTAACTAGTAATAATATTACTACTACTAATTTAAATGTTCAAACTATTAATGGTGTTGAATTAAACAAAATATTATCAGGATCTAAATCTACAAATTCAAATATGTGTGGGTGTGATTGTGATACGGATGAATGTGATGGAAGTTGTGATTGTGGATGTGAATACGAACAAGATGTTTGTGATGATTATGAGTGTGTGTCAAATTTGGGACAAACTGGTCCGACGGGACCAACGTTGCCTATTATTGGTCCAGGAACGGGATCCGTACTATTAGTGGATCCATCTAATACTGATATGGTATATTATAACAGTTTATTGCAAATTCTTGATCCTTCTAATGTATTAATTAATGTAAATTTAGTACCTGCTGTAGATAATATATATTCTTTGGGTAATGCTGGTCAAAGATGGAAAGATTTTTATGTGGGACCTGGGACAATTAATATTGCTGGTCCTACGGGTTCTGTGAATGAAGGACTAATTGGTTCTAATTTATCTGGAATTGTTTATACTGAATTTGGTTTTGCTACACCGTTTATTAATATTGGACCTGCTGTAGATCCATTAGCACCTCTTGGAACGGTGGGTGGTTGGCAAATATCAGGTACTGGACCGACTGGTGAAAACTTTACTGACCTTGTTGCACAACTAATTAATACGGGAGGAGTCGGATTGGTAGGACCAGTTTATTCACTCATTAATGGAAAATATGGGCCTACTGGGCCTACTGGAATAACAGGTCCAACAGGAATCACAGGCCCTACTGGCATAACTGGACCAACTGGTATAACTGGCCCAACAGGAATAACTGGACCTACTGGAATAACTGGTCCAACAGGCCCTACTGGAATCACTGGACCTACTGGAATAACTGGTCCAACAGGTATAACTGGTCCTACAGGAATAACTGGTCCAACAGGCATAACTGGCCCAACAGGCATAACTGGTCCAACAGGAATAACTGGTCCAACAGGTCCAACAGGCATAACTGGCCCAACAGGCATAACTGGTCCAACAGGAATAACTGGTCCAACAGGTCCAACAGGCATAACTGGCCCAACAGGCATAACTGGTCCAACAGGAATCACTGGACCTACTGGAATAACTGGACCTACTGGAATTACTGGTCCTACAGGAATAACTGGTCCAACAGGCATAACTGGTCCAACTGGCCCAACAGGTATAACTGGTCCAACTGGCCCAACAGGAATAACAGGACCTACTGGAATAACTGGCCCTACGGGCCCAACAGGAATAACAGGCCCTACTGGCATTACTGGCCCAACAGGAATAACTGGCCCTACTGGCATTACTGGCCCTACGGGCCCAACAGGAATAGATGGCCCTACTGGCATTACTGGCCCTACGGGCCCAACAGGAATCACTGGACCAACAGGACCAACCGGAATAACAGGACCAACTGGCATAACTGGCCCTACTGGCATAACTGGTCCAACAGGCATAACTGGTCCAACAGGAATAACTGGACCTACAGGTATAACTGGTCCAACAGGTATAACTGGTCCAACAGGAATAACAGGACCAACAGGAATAGATGGCCCTACTGGCATTACTGGCCCTACGGGCCCAACAGGAATTACTGGACCTACAGGTGTAACTGGCCCTACGGGCCCAACAGGAATCACTGGACCAACAGGAATAACTGGCCCTACTGGAATAACAGGACCAACAGGAATAGATGGCCCTACTGGCCCAACAGGTATAACTGGCCCTACTGGAATAACAGGACCAACAGGAATAGATGGCCCTACTGGCCCTACGGGCCCAACAGGAATCACTGGCCCTACTGGCCCTACTGGCCCTACGGGCCCAACAGGAATCACTGGCCCTACGGGCCCAACAGGAATCACTGGCCCAACAGGAATAACTGGCCCAACTGGCCCTACGGGCCCAACAGGAATTACTGGACCTACAGGAATCACTGGTCCAACAGGAATTACTGGACCAACAGGAATCACTGGCCCAACAGGTATAACTGGCCCTACTGGAATAACAGGACCAACAGGAATAGATGGCCCTACTGGAATAACAGGACCTACAGGTGTAACTGGTCCAACAGGAATAACTGGCCCTACGGGCCCAACAGGAATAACTGGACCAACAGGAATCACAGGTCCAACAGGAATAACTGGACCTACCGGAATCACAGGCCCAACAGGAATCACAGGTCCAACAGGTCGTACAGGTGCAACAGGAATAACTGGTCCAACAGGAATCACAGGCCCAACAGGAATAACTGGTCCAACAGGAATAACTGGACCTACAGGAATAACTGGTCCAACAGGAATAACTGGACCTACAGG